ACGGCTTGGACGCGGCAGGGACTTCGGTCTGCGCAAGGCGAATTGCCATTGCAGGGACTTTGTCGACGCCGAAACCGTGTTCGCACACGGCGATGTAATAAGGTTTCTCGGTGTAATAAGTGACGAGCGGTTTTGCTTCACGCGCCTCTCTGCGAACACGCTGCAATTCGCGCTCGATCATTACACGCTCGACTGCATCTGCTAATGGATAACGTTTCATTTTTTCCTCCGGTTGGTTGTGTATATGTTTGCGATGACCTGCGAGACGAGCCGCCTAATGTTTTCGCGGCGTGTTTATCCGCCGCAGCGTATCTCAAACGAGCATACCACTCGCTCGCAGAGTCAAAGGCTCATAAGAGCGTCCAAGCGACTCGGGATCAAACCGAATCGCCTGACCGCCATCATGCGAAATATCCGGCGCAAATCGGTCCGATGGAACGGGCGACCGAATCGGCTGCTTTAAGGTGACGACCGCAAACGATGCAACGCGCATATTGCGTCAGGAACGCCTGCGCCTCTTTCAGCGGCCACTTGTCGGCTTCGGTCAGATTGTAGATCGCGCCAGCGCGATACACAGTCTCGAAATCGACTTTTTCGCCGTGCTCGGTCATGCGAGGCGGCGACGCGATTACTTCTTTCGCGTAGCAACGGGTTTTGTCCTTGTTAGGCTTGACCACGTAGATGCGTCCATCTTTGCGATATACGCCGACGCCGACGGCTTTGCCGCCGTTGGCTGCGAACGTGTTCGCGGTTGTGGTTTGCTCCGGACACTCAACGTGTTCGACGCCTCCGCCGCGTTCCCACTCGACTTGATCGCCGACGTTTATATTGCCACCGCATTTGCGGCAGCGTGCTGGATATTTTGAAGTGATTTTCATTCTGTAGGTTTCCTTTCGGTGTGTATGTTTTTGAAGCGTGATTGCTTCCTGCAACGCCGACCGGATGGAACAGTCGGCGTTGCGTGGAATCACTCTGCTGCTTCGTCGTGGTTGACGTCGAGGACGTAGTCAGCGGCTCGGTGCGCTGCTGCGGCTGCGTGGACGACCATCTTGTGATCGTTCTTCAACGCTTTTAACCAGCCTTTGATGTAGGCGGCGCTGTGGTCGGCGGTGTTCTCGATGCCGGAAATCGCACACAGGAATGCTGCGGTCATTTCGGCAATGAGTTCTTCCTTCGCATACGGCTCGGAACCGAACTGCTTGGCATCTTCGGCGCATCCGGCGAAGCGGCCTTCGCGTGACGCGTGCCCTGTCGAGTGCGCCAGTTCGTGGAACAGCGTGGTGTAGAATCCGCTCGGACTGTCGAACGATTCTTTGACCGGCATTTTGACTCGGTCGAACATCGGCGAGTAACATGCTGCGCTGCCGTTGTAGATGATCTCAGGACGCTTCGGCATTCCGGCGACGATCTTCTCCGCTTCGGCGACCGGATTAAATTTCTTCGCCGATTTTTTCGGTTTCTCGACCTTCGGCAATTTGGCTTCGAGGCCGTCGCACTGCTCGACGTTGAACACACGATAGTAGCGAAGCAGGAACACGCGTTTCGTTTCGCCTGTTTTCTTGTCTTCGATCTCGTCGCGTTTCCAGAATACTGCCAGCGTGGACTGCTCGCCTGCGCGAACTTGTCCGCCGAGCTTGGCACACTGGTTGTAGGTCAGCCAATATGGCGACGCGTAACCTGCTGCGGCGAGCATCCAAACGTTGATGCCGCGATACGGCCGCTTGCTGACCAGATTTACTGGCATCTGAGGGCGACCGCTGTTATCGACTGTCCACGGCTTGCGCCACGGAATTGTGCCGCCTTGCAACAGGGCGATGATTTTGTCGGTGACGATCTGATATACGTCTGTGAACTGTTTTTTCATTTTGTGTGTGTATGTTTGCGACGCAATTTGCAGCGTCGTTTGCACGGCCATTCGGCGGTGCGTGGTTTGTTTTGGTCTGTCTCATCAGCGTGCGATGACCAGTGCGCACGAACGACGGAAAAACTTAATTTCCCTCCGTCGTTTCGACTTCATTTCGACGATCCACATGTTGGCTGGCGCGTTTCTTTTTCTGGTGGCCACACGCAAGGGCAGAGCCGTGATAACCCACGGCGGCACAGCTGTTACAGTGATCGAGTCAGCGATGGTGATCTTTTTCGGTTGGCCACCGCTGCAAGTGCATTCTCAAACGTTCGGTTATTTCTTCAATCAGGCGCGTGGAATAAATCTCACTCTGCTGACTGCGAATCTTTAGGCGGGTCGGACGCCAATGGTATCAAAGAACTGACACGAGAATCACGCCGGATAAGACAAAAACAACAGGAAAAACAAAAAAAACAGAAAAAGATTTGGCGGTGCCTGTTTTCCCCTGCGTGCGCCCCTCCGATGGAAGCTTATCTGCGTTTGGTGATAAGCTTTCCCGCTTTACGGCCGGAAAATATTTCTTGCGCTTTAATTGCCACCGTGCTTACCGTGGGCGCATGGCTACTAAAAAACAAACCGAACTGCATATCGAGGGCAAAGGCGTTTCGCCTGCGAACATTCCAGAGATCGACAAGCTTGCTGACGATTACATCAAAGAACGCGACAAACGCATGAAACAAACTCCGCGCGAAGTCGCCGCCAAAGGCAAATTGATCGACGCGCTGCATGAGCACGCCGACCAACTGAAAAATCCTGACGGCGACATTCTGTATCGCATGGACAGTTTGCTGATCACGTTGACCGCTGGAAAAGAAAAACTGCAAGTGCGCGACGTGAGCGAACAAGACGAGGCGCAATGATCGCGCACAGCCAGCGTAGCGTGAGAGAGGCACGCGGACTCGTTACGCTGACCGATGACGAAGCGCGACGCGCTGTCGAAGCTGGTCGCAAACGACATGCTGCCTCGCGCGTGCAACGCCTGCACAATGCACGCGAGGATTTGCCTACAGGCGAATGGATGCTGCACGATATCATGGGCGCACTGGGAGAATTCGCTGCATGCAAAGCGCTCGGTCGGACATGGGAGGCTCGCATCAATAACTTCCACAACGCCGATTTCGGAGAACGCGCCCAAGTGCGCACATCCACATATCGCAATGCCTGTCTCATCGTTAGGCCAAAAGACAATGATGATCATTACTTCATCCTCGTTGTCGGTGATGCGCCTCCGAATAAAACGTTCACAGTCATCGGCTACATCAAAGGTGCAGACGCCAAACGCCAACGGTGGCGTCGCAATCCGCGAGGCATTGCTCCTGCGTATTTCGTTCCTCAATCGGATCTGTTGCCTCTGTGATTGCTTCGCACATCAAGAGAAATTTTTTCGCGTGGGGCCTGAATAGGTTCTGTTGCAAAAAAAAGTCGACTGAGGACGCGGAGAGGCACCAAATATTTTTAGATACTGCACAGGGCATTTTGCATGTCACCGCACTTGGCCACCTAGCGTGGGAAGTGGTGTGAAAGTGACGTGATTCCCCTCCGGAAACCGGATGAAAGGCGGACAAAAAAATGGCGGCACAAACTATTGAAACGGCGATGCTGGCGAAACTGCTGGACATAACGCCGAGGCACGTTATCCGGCTGACGAACGACGGCGTGCTTAGTCGGGCGATCGACGACGACGGAAACGAATTGCGCGGTCGTTATTCGCTGCTGGCGGTGCGCGACTACTGTCGATACCTCCGGTCACAGATGCGCGTCGGCGATACTGGGCAGGCGCAATGGGAAGCTTCACGAAACAAACGAATGGCTGCCGAGGCTGAGATGAGCGACCTGCGCGTGAAGCAATACAAAGGCCAGCTGCACAACGCACACGACGTGGAGTTCGCAATCACGAACATGATGACATATTTCAAGCAGCGTGCGCTGGCATTTCCCTCGAGAGTGGCGCGGCTGTGCGTAGGCAAAAATTTCCGGCAGATTTTGGAGATACTTTCAGACGAGATCGAACTGCTTTTGCGAGAACTTTCGGGTTATGACGCTTCGCAATTCACCGAGCAGGATGAGAAATATTTGGAGAACGAGAACGCGGAACTGAATGGAAGCGACGGCGACAACGGCGAGTCTTCGGCGTGACGAGTATCTAGCGACCAAAAAGTTCTGCTGGTCGTTCGTTTCCGTCGTTAGGCCACCGTCGAAAATCACGCTTTCCGAGTGGGCGGACAAGTATCGCGTGCTCTCGTCTGAGAGTTCGGCCGAACCTGGTGCGTGGGTCACAGCGAAAGCGCCCTACGAAAAAGAGATCATGGACGCGATCAGTGATCCGTTCGTGCAGCGCGTGGCGATACAAAAAGCTGCGCAGCTCGGAATCACTGACGCGGCGATCTTGAATCCGGTCGGCTACTTCATGGACGCCGATCCGTGTCCGATCTTGGTCGTGCAGCCGACAATCGAAATGGCTGAGACGTTCTCGACCGACAGGCTTGCGCCGATGCTGCGCGACAGCAAGCGGCTGCGGCACAAAGTATCGGACGCGCGTTCACGCGACAGTTCAAACACGCTGCGCCGGAAAGCGTTCAAGGGCGGATTCGTGGCGCTCGGCGGCGCGAACAGCGCGGCGTCACTCTCTGGCCGACCGGTGCGAGCGGTGCTACTGGACGACGTCGACCGATATCCGGCGAGTGCCGGAACGGAGGGCAATCCGCTGCAACTGGCAATCGCTCGCACGACCGCATTTTGGAATCGCAAAATTGTGATCGTGTCGTCACCCGGCATCCGAGGCATATCGCACATCGAGCGTGAAATGGAGGACTCGACGCAGGAACACTGGTATCTGCCCTGTCCGGAGTGCGAGTGCATGCAAATTCTCGACTGGGACAGGATTCGATTTGCCGATATGACGCATCGTTGCCTCGAGTGCGAAAAGTATTTCGAGAAATTTCTCTGGCTGGCTGGCGAGGGCGAGTGGCGAGCGCACAAGCCGTTCAACGAGCGCGGCGAAAAGATTTTGAAACGCGGCTTCTACCTGAGCGGCCTCTACAATCCTTGGATCGAATGGGAAATTCTTGTCGACGAGTTCATCAAGGCGGTCCGCGCCAACGAGGAGGGCGACATCGAGCCGTTGAAAGCGTTTCGCAATACGCGGCTCGGACTGCTGCACGACGAGAGCGGGACAAAAGTCGAGATCGATCTTTACGCCGAGCGGCGCGAGGACTACGACGCGGAAATTCCCGACGGTGTTCTGGCGTTGACTGCTGGCGTGGACGTGGGCGAATACGCGTTGAACTACGAGGTCGTCGGCTGGGGCATAGGGCGTGAATCGTGGGGCATCGAATACGGTTTGATCGACGGCGATCCGCGCGAGGCCGACGTGTGGGACATACTTGACGAAGTGCTTTATCGCCAGACGTGGACGACGAGCGACGACAAAAAAATGCGCTGCCGGAAAATCGCTGTCGACAGTGGTTACGCTGCGGACTTCGTCTACACCTACACCAAGATGCGTCAGCCGCGTTGCATTGCGATTAAAGGCATGGGCGGACTGGGCCGACCGTTCATCATCGGTGCTGGCTCATACACCAAAGGCAATCGCGCTCGGTTGCAGCCGATAGGCGTCGACAACGGCAAAGAGGAAATTGTCAATCGCCTGCTGGTGTCCAAGGTGGGGGCTGGTTACTGTCACTTTCCACGACTGAAAAATGGCGAAGCGACGCGCGGCTACGACGAGGAATATTTCAAAGGGCTGACGGCGGAGCGCCGGATCGTGAAAGCGAAACTCGGTTTCCGGACATACATCTGGACGAAACGATTGTCGCAGCGGAACGAGCCATTCGACTGCCGGAACTACGCGCTAGCTGCGCTGGCGATGCCGTCGAGCGGCATTCATCTTGACACGATGAGACGCGACATTTTCAGCGTGGCGGAAACAAAGAACGAGTCGACGGTGTTCGGCGCACAGGCGCGATCAATGACAGCGCCGCCTCCGCCGTCGCAGGGCGAGTCGCGCGGCGGTTTTGGTGCGCAGAATCGGCCACTGACGTGAAAGGTATCTGCATTTGGTGATAAGCTTTCCTGCTGCGTGTGCCCCACCATAGAGTTATTTCCCAACGGGCGTAACAACAACTTTTTTTCTGCTGCGAGACCCCCAGCAGGGCCAAAAAGAAAAACGACAGAAAAGACAAAAAAGACAGAAAAGGCCATTGTCTTTGTTTTTTTCCACCTGATCTTAGTGGCATGATTACGACAGGAAACCGAGCGGAAAACTGGAACGGCATGAACTGGATTCGCCAAGAAAAAAGACTGGCGATCTATATGCGCGACGGTCTGGCTTGCGCCTATTGCGGCGACGCGGTCGAGAACGGTGCGACGCTGGCGCTGGATCATGTCAAGCCGGTTGCCAAAGGCGGCTGCAACGACGCGACAAATCTGGTGACTGCTTGCGAGCGTTGCAACGCCAGCAAAGGCAAACGCAGTCTGAAAGCGTTCGCCGCTGCGGTTGCCGAGTATCTCGATCACGGTGTGACAGCCGAATCAATTTTGGTTCACGTTCGCAAACAGCTTCGCGTGAAGCTGGACACGAGCGCGGCCAAGGCGATGATCGCCAAACGCGGCAGCGCGGCCAAGGTGCTCGCAGCCGCACGCAGTCAACAACACTAACCAAGGACACATACACACAATGAAATGCCCATCATGCAATAAGTTCTGCGGTCTTGAAATGCAGGATCCGGAAGTCAATTCGGTCGACTTCGACGCGAGCGACCTCGACAACATCACGCTGACGACCGACGTTCGCATCGTTCGCAACAGCGAGTGCTGCGGCGACGAGTGCAAGGAATACACGTTCAACACGGACGGCGAAGTCAGCGACGAGATCGTGGACAAAATGCGCGAGCTTCGCGCGGCTGACGCCGACGTGGAGTTCGAGGCGAACGAGGGCGGCTGCGACTCGATCGAGGAGGGCGGCGGACGCTACGCGAAGTCCTACTACGGCTACAGCTTGGAGGTCGAGATCGGCTACAACAAGCCAACGGCTGGCCGCACGACCGAGCAACAGGCGGAGTTCGCCAAGCTGATCGCTGCGCTGGAGCGAATCATGGCGGCGAACAACGAGCGTCGGGACTTCTCGGCGAACGCGCCACGCGCAATCGAGCCGGACGCTGATCGCGTTCGCCGCATCGTTTTGTCCAACATTGGCCGACCGGAGTTCGTATCGCTCGGCACGGTGACGGTCGACGACAAGGTCGCTGCCAGCGGAATGGACGAGCTGAACTAAGCGTGCTACACTGGCTCCTCGTAATCATCGCCGCCGTCGGGAGTAATCTCGGCGGCGGTTTTTTTTGGTTGCCTGCACGGTCTACAGACCAGCAGGCGAATCGCGCAAACGCGCGAGGATTGCCGTAAACACGTTTTGATTTCTCGGGAGTATGAGGAGTCCAGCGGTGCAATAAAAACGCGATATACGCGAACGTGGCGCGTTTTTGAGCGGGTCTGGTGGCTGGTCGTGGGCGATTTCGCGGTTCTGGCGGTTTTCAGCGCCTTCGCATTTTGCGCCACGCATCGGAGCTTATCTGCATTTGGTGATAAGCTTACCTCACGACGCCGAACGGGCTGATCTTCTGGCCGGTTTCGCGGCTCGCCCACTGGCATAAAACGTTCGCGGCGATGCGGGTTCGGTAGCCTTTGCCTTCGTGTTCTCGACGGATCAACAACGCCATGACGCGCTGCGGAATAACGGTCTCAATACGGCAGTCGCCGACCTTCGGTCGCCCTCGTCCGCGTTTGGTTTGCTTCTGCATTTACCACGCAAATAGCAGGGATTGAATTTCTTGGCAATTAAATTTTTTAATTATACTCGTTTTTTCCCTCCGGAGACTCTGCTATTGTCGCCGTTCGGAATGCCCGAACAGACTGTCACCGCTCCTGCGCCGACCGAGATTCAAGTCGTTAGGCCAGCGGTCACTGACACGCCGCCTCCCTCGAATACGTCGCCGCCGCCTCCGTTCGCGTCGTGGTGCGACTGGGCGCGGAACGGATATTTCAACGCGCTGGCTGCGCTTAATGCTGTCGGCACTGGCGTCAAAGCGTATCACATTGGCTCGCGCGGCGTGGAATATCTGACGGCGACCAACGTGTGGGCGATCGTGGACCAGTGGCGCAAGCTCTACGAATACTACTGCGGCGCGGACGCGCTTCCGCCGTCGATTACCGGACGCGACACAGCAATGCGTGTCGTGCCGCGTGACGTATGACAGCGACGCTCAACGGCAACGGCGAATTGAAACGATTGCCGCGCGGCATCCTGCTGGGCGCGGACGGCGAGATCATGCGACCGACAAACGCGAGCGCGGCGTTGCTGCCGCTCTACGGCGGCTTGGGCGGTGGGACTGGCTACGGGAACTACGGTGCGAATGTCACGAAAAATTCTTTGCTCGGCTGGCTCTGGCGCGGTGGCGATGCGGACGCCGACATAGGTCTGAACATCGACGTGCTTCGGCAGCGTTCACGCGACGCCTTCATGGGCATTCCACTCGCGGCTGGCGCTGTCGAAACGCTCGATACAAACGTGATCGGCGAAGGCTTGTATGCCGCTCCGAATCCGGACGGCAAGGTGCTCGGACTCTCCGACGACAAGACGGCGGAACTGGCCAAGGAATTGACCGACAAATTCGACTGGTGGGCGACCGATCCCTGCGAGTGCGACTGGGAAAAGAAACACAATTTCTATGTGCAACAGCACATCGCGTTTCAGTCGATGCTGCTCAGTGGCGACTGTCCGGTCTTGTTTCCTCTGAAACCTCGACCGAACACGATGTTCGATTTGCGCCTGCGCATCTTGGAGGCCGACCGGATTCGCAATCCGAATCTCGGCAATCTGACGAAAAACATTTACAACGGTGTCGAGATCGATAACGACGGCGAGCTGTTGGCATACCACATTTGGGACAGGCACCCACTGGCGTTGACGCAGTTCTGGTTCGCGCCTCCGATCCCGAACGTGACGCGCGTCGAGCCGTTCGGCGCACAGAGCGGACGCCGGAACATGGTGCTCTTGATGCGTCCGGAACGACCGGAGCAACGGCGCGGTGCGCCTATCCTGAGCGTGTGCTTGGAACTGTTGAAGCAACAAGGGCGCTACGTGGACGCCACTGTGCTCGGCGCGGTTATCCAAAGTTATTTCACGGCGTTCATCACATCCGAATTTCCTGATCCGACGCTGCTGGATTCGCTGCTGACCGACGAGCAAAAGAAACAGATCGCCGACTTGAATCCTTACAACGTGCAGCTCGGACCCGGCGTGGTGAATTTCATGCGACCTGGCCACGAAGTGAAATTCTCAAACCCGACGCAGCCGACAGCGACGTTCGGAGAGTTCTCGATCGCGTGCGCCAAGTTCGTTGGTTCTGCGACCGGAATCCCCTACGAGGTTTTGCTCAAACAGTTCAACGCCAGCTACAGCGCGAGCCGCGCGGCGCTGCTGGATTTCTGGCGGCGCGTGCGCAAGTATCGCGCCTTGATGGTCGATGGTATGTGCCAGCCGACCTACGAGGAATGGATGGCCGACGCGGTCTACTTGAATCGCCTCGACAATTTCAAGGGCAATTTTGACGATCCGTTTATTCGACGCGCCCTGTGCCGGTGCGTGTGGACTGGCAATTCTGCTGGCTCGTTAGACCCGCAAAAGGAGGTCAGTGCTGCCGACCTGAAAGTGAAATGCGGCTTCTCGACCATCGAGCGTGAGTCGATGGAATTGAACGGCAGCAATTGGCGCGACAACGTCCGGCAGCAGGCGACCGAGAAAACGGAATTCGAGGACGCCGACTTGATCTTTCCGCCTGACAGACCGACGCAAATCAGGGAACAGGAAACGCCGACGACTGCCGGAGGCCAGCCGCCTGCGCCTGCGGTTCCGGCTGCTCCGAAGCCGAAAGGCCAGCCAGCGGCGCGACAGCGGCCGCATGAACTGGCCAGCGGCACAAGTGGGAGGTTTGAACGATGAACGCACTACCAACAGACTACTACAAATTCACTTGCGAAGCTGGCGACGAGCCGACTGTCGCGGAACTTTTGATCTTCGACGTCATTGGCAACTGGGAGGAAATCGGCGAAGTCTCAGCGAAAGCGTTCGCACGCGACTTGGCTGCGCTGCCGAAAAGCGTGAAGCGCCTCGACCTGCACATCAACAGCCCCGGCGGTTCGATCTTCGATGCACAGGCGATTTACTCGCGGCTGGCCGATCATGCGAGCACGAAAAACGTCTACATCGACGGACTGGCCGCGAGCGCGGCATCTGTCATTGCGATGGTCGGACACAAAATTTACATGCGGTCGAATGCGACCATGATGATGCATTTGCCCTCCGGATTCTCGATCGGCAATGCAGACGACATGCGCAAAATGGCCTCCGCTCTGGACACGCTGACGGAGTCGATGATCAATGTCTACGCTCGGCGAAGCGGCTTGCAGCGTGACGAAATTCGCGGCCTGCTCGCAGCCGAAAGCTGGTTCTCGCCCGAGCAGGCCGTGAACAAAGGTTTTGCCGACGAAGTGCGCGGCGTGGTCAAGGCTGCGGCCTCGTTAGGCAACAAGCGATTTTCTTTCAACGGAGCGACTTTCAATCTGTCTCGGTTCTCCAACATTCCGGCGTTTGCCGATCAACAACCAACACGAGGAACACAAACCATGAACACACAAGCACCGCCTTCGGGCGATCCACCGCCGACGCCGCCTGCGAGTCCGCCGACGCCGCCTGCGAATCCACCAACTCCACCGAATCCGCCGCCGAACGATCCGCCGCCGCCGAACACAGCGCCTGCGCCTGCTGCGCCTGCTGCGCCTGCGGCTGCTGCGGAGACTGACGTGCAACGCGGCGTCCGGCAGGAACGCGAGCGCGTGACAGCGTTGCAGGCGCTCGATAGGCCAGCGACGCACACGATCATCGAGGCCGCGATCAAAGACGGAATGTCTGTCGCGGACGTGACCGCCGCGTGCATCGACGCGATGGACAAAGCGTCGAGGCAAAACGCGAGGCGAGCGGACGCCAGCGTGCTTACGAGAGTTCCTGGCAGCACGACCGAACTTGTGCAGGAGGATGAAAACGATTTCGGTGCGCTGCTGACACGCAAGGTGAAAGCCTGCGTGAAATCGCGCGGCCACAGGTCAGCTTTGAACAGTCGAAACTAAAAACCAACCAACAATCGAAAGGGAAAAAACAAAGAACATGAAATCAATTCTACAGCGCGTTCGCTGGTCGATCGCGCTACTCGTCGCGTCTTTGATCGTTGCGCTTCATCGCCTTGGCAAGCCTGCTGGCGTCGAAGCGTTCAACGCGATCAGCGGCACGACATTTAATCCGTGGCCGCTGCTCAGTCACGACGACGATCCAGACTGGAAAGTCGTTCGCTTTCCTTACAGCGGCGGACCTCCGTTGAACACGGTCAAACCCGGCTACCTCGTAAAGTTCGATGCGGCAGGCGCGACGGTGCTCGGTGCAGTCGCAGCGGATGACGCTGCGCTGGCTGGCGTGATTCTCGACGTTGGTGGCACCGACGTGGCGAATCCGAACGACACGACAGTCGGCATCGGGCTGACCGGATCATACGACAAGAACACAATCAAATACGCTGACGGCACACAGCCGATCAGTCCGGCTGGTGTGGCACGCCTGCGCGCGATCCAGATTTATCTCGACGCAGCAATTCCTGCTGGCGGTTTTGCTCCCTGAGTCAAATCAACAATCAACAAAAGAAAAAAAATTAAGATATGCCTCTAAATCCTGCATACGAAACCAAAACGCTGCTCGCGCCGTTTGAACAAGGGCCACTGGTCCCGACGTTCTTGCGCGACACGTTTTTCACTGGCCGCGACTATCCAGCAACGAACTTGATCGAGTTCGACTTCCGGCGTGGCCGACGCAAAATGGCTCCTTTCGTTGCCCCGCTCGTCGGTGGCAAACTGATGGAGCGTCAAGGCTTCGAGACTCGGTTCTTCCGAGCGCCGCGCATCGCACCTGTCAGGGCGCTGCGCACGCCTGATCTCGAGGCGAGAATGATGGGCGAAAACATCTATAGCGCACGCTCGCCTGCGGATCGCGCTGCTGAACTGCTCGCCGAGGACGCGGTGTTCTGCGACGAAGCGATTTCTCGACGCGAGGAATGGATGTGCCGCAACGTGCTGGTCAATGGTGCGCTGACTGTGACTGCCGACACTGGCTACCAGATGGTCGTCGATTACACTCAGTCGAGTGCTGGCGCGGCGAACAACCACTACATCCCTGCGACGAAGTGGGATCAGGCCGGAAGCGATCCGCTCGGCGACCTTGAAGCTGCTCGCCTTGCGACGATCAAGGACAGCGGCATCGCGCCCAACGTGGCGCTGTTCGGCGTGAACGCTGCCAAGGTGTTCATCCGGAACGCAATGGTGGCACAATTGCTGGACAAGATGCGCTACGCGATTGCGACCATCGAGCCGGTCATTCAGGACGACTCGGTCGTTAGGTTCGGAAAAGTTCCCGGCATGGAGCTTTACGAATACGCGGAATATTTCGAGGACGACGTCGGAACGATCTTTCCGATGCTGCCCGACAATTTCGTGATGCTGCTTTCGACCAACGCGCCGAACAAGATCGTCTACGGCTGCTTCACGCAGCTCGAGGACGCCAAGGCGAAACGGTTCGTCAGCTACCAGCAGTCTCGGATTCCGTTCATCTACGGCGACGAGGAGGGCGGTGCGCTGTTCTACCGGCTGACGAGTTTGCCGCTGCCGATGCCTGCGGACATTTTGGGCTTCCGTATCGTCGAGGCGTTGACCATGACCTATCCGGCAACGGCACCGGAGGGCGCACGACGGTTCGTCGAAGGCGACGCGGTGCTCGATGAACTGACTGGCGAGATCACCGGCGACCCCGAGGAAGCTGCGAAGCTGAAAGAGGAAGCGGCACAGAGGGCCGAGGAACGAAAGAACACGACCTCGACTGCGAACTGGAAATCGGCCAAAGCCAACGGTGGCGAAGGCAACGGCGGCGGCGTGAACGATCTTGAGAGCAAGACGGTTCACGAACTAAAAGACATTGCGGACGACGAGGACATCGACATTGCGGGGCTGTCACGCAAAGACGATATCATCGACGCGATCCGCGCGGCTCGGGAGGCCCGAAAGAAATAAGCTTATCACCGTTTGATGATAAGCTTTCCTGACTATGGCGCTGCGTGACCAGTTCGTTCCGGATATCGACAATATCTGGATGCGGTTGGATGAGTTTGCGACCGAACGTGAGTTTCGCATCGGCGATGGTCAGGGCGGCTTCAAGGTGTTTCGCTGCCCTGTGGTGTGGGACAAGGATGCGGTGCGAAAACAACCACTGGTGACGGTTCATGGCGTATTCATGGGCGACGTTCGCTGCTATATCGCACACAGATACCTGCCACGCGCTCCGCTGGCCGGAGAGATCATTTACTCTCCGGCCAATACGCCGTGGGAAGTAATCGACTGCACGGACGCCGAAAGCCTCTACGAACTGTCGCTGGCGATGTATCGCTCGCAGCCACATCGATACGGAGCAAACTAATGGTTGCGATCCAGATCGATGCGAGGGAACTGCAGAAGCTGCAAAAGCAGATCGCCCATATCAAGGGCGCTGTGCCGAGAGCGACCTCGATCGCGGTTAATCGCGCTCTGAATAAAGGGCGGACGGAAGTGAAACGCGAGATCCGGAAAATCTACGAGATCAAAGCAAAAGACATTCCGGTGCAGGTCGTCGGGGCCAGTGTCGTTAGGCCTTACGGCTACGTGACACTGAAACAGGGAATGCTGGACTTGAACAAGTTCAAGGTGCAGCCCAAGGGCGTGCAGCATAAAACTCCACGACGCCCGATCAAGGCGACGGTGCGGCGCGGCCGAGGCGGCATGATCGCACACGGGTTCGTTGCTGCGATGCCAAGCGGTTACACTGGGCCGTTCGTGCGCGTCGGGAAGTCGCGCCATCCGATCCGGAAACTGCTGGCGATCAGCTCGGCGATCATGGCGAGCCAGCCGAGCGTTGCGCCTGCGGTTGAAAAAGCGATGACCGACACAATGGCTTTGTCGATGAACCAACAAATCAAACGCATACTGAAACCGAAAGGTTAAAAAAATATGAGCGGATACAAAGTTCTGCTGCTGTGCGGCGCGATTGCGTTCCTGATCGGTGCGCTTGCGCCTGTGATATTCGTTGCGCCTGCGACACCGCGTGCGCTGAACTGGCTGTGCCTCGGCGCGTCATTCGTGACGTTCGCGGTCTTTATCGGAGCACATTGACCATGGGAACAATTCTTATCATCATTCTGATCCTGCTGCTGCTCGGCGCGTTTCCACGCTGGCCATACAGCACAGGCTGGGGCTACGGGCCGAGCGGTTTGCTCGGGTTAATTTTGGTTATCGTGATCATCCTCCTGTTGTTAGGCAAATTATAAATCATGAAATACGTCGCATTCACGATGCAGTGCAAATGGTCTGGCGAAGTCAAAGGCGGCTTCCTGAGCGTTCTTGAGGGAAAACAATTTGACACCATGCTCATTGAGTTCTGCGAGAACACAGGCATGCAGCCTATTGGCGGTGTATCGGTGACGCCGCAGGGCACAACGTTTTTGGTGACGCAGTCGTTGGTCGAAGCTGTGCCATGACGCCGACGCCTGTCACACCGCCTGAGCGCGACTTCGGTCGTCGCGCACAGAGCGTCTACGATCTGGAAGTGACGCTGGTCGCTTTCATTAAACGCATCGTGGACGGCTACCGGTTTGACAATCCGGCTGTGAATTACGAGCAGCAGACTGGGGCGTTTCCAAAAAATTACGATCCCGACCAGCCGCCTGTGCCGTTCGATCCGACGGCGCGAGCGCAAACGCTGGCAAGCAAATTTCCGCCGCGCGTCGAGCGTGGTCGCGTTCCTCGGACGGTGACAGGCGAACTGGTGGTCGACAAGATGCCGGATTTCCCTGCGATACTGGTGCAGTCGATCAGCGCCGAAGTGGGAAACAAGGAGACGATTGCGACGGTGCGGATCTTCGTGAACATGTATGACGAGAATCCGAACAGCAGCGGCTATCAGGACTGCTTGAATATTCTCGAAGCGCTGGCGATTGCGCTGACCAGCTACGGGCAGCAGGGCATCGATCAGGCCTACGTGATCGTGATGCCTTTTGAGTGGCGGCTACTTGAGAATGACACGTTCCCACACTATATCGGGGAAATGACGACACAGTGGGAATTGCCGAGCGGACGGCCGTTGCCGGACTCTGAGACGTTCGGGCTGTTGCCGATTCCTGCGGAGCACATCGACCTGAGTCTGGATAAAGCGCCGCCGCAGCGGTTTGACATGAGCGGTGGCGAAATTACACCGGAGGGACAATGACCACAGCGAGGCTAATCACAGGACAAGTGATCTACATGGGACCACAAGTGCCGCATCTTGGCCTGAGCTACAGCAACATTTTCCGAGACGGAATCTACAAGCATCTTTACGATTCGATCGCCAAATGCCCTGCGCTCGGACAACTGTTCGTTCCGATCAAAGAGTGCGCTGTCGTTAGGCGCGAACTGAATTTTGATTACACCCACAATATGCGCGGCACGACAGGCCGCCACGTAACGTTTTACCGCGAAGTCCAGAAATGGCTCGCACAACGCAAACCAAAAGAAACAAAGCCTTCGGGCGTCACCATGGAACAAATAAAACATGCCTAATCTCGGACCATTCAAACACGGCGTTAGCTGGGCGGACGTTCCCACTAGCGTCATTGCGCCTGTTCAAGCAGACGTAGGAATCAACGTCGTTTTCGGCTCAGCGCCTCTCCATCTGCATCCAAACGGAAAGGATTTTGTAAACAAGCCCCGCGTTTACAACCGCTACGAGGACGCCGTAGCGGAGCAGGGCTATTCAAACAACTGGAACACCTACGATATCTGCGAGCACATGGACGCGGTTTTCGTTGAGTTCGGCGTTTACCCAGTGATCTACGTGGCGGTCAACGACCCTGAGCACAACGCCACGGTTGTCCCGCCTGCGCCGTTTCCTCTGGTCAACGGCCAAGTGGACACAGGGCTTGAACTGATTCGCTGGCTGACTGTGGTCAAAGATGAGACCGGCGCGACTACATACGTCGAGGGCACCGACTACTTGGTGTCGCTGTCGGCCAACAATACAACGATCATCACGCGCATCGCAGGCGGCGCGATTGTGAACGACGACGACACGATCGAAGTCAGCGGCAGTTCACCGAGCGCTGCGCCAATCGACTCTGCTGACATCATCGGCGGCATCGACATTAACACTGGCGCACGCCACGGCCTTGAAGTGATCGAGGACGTTTTCCAAGCGACCGGCTACATACCTGGCGTGATCATCTGCCCGAAGTTCTCGAGCGATCCGGTTGTCGCTGCGGCGATGGAAGCGAAGTCGGAGAACATCAACGGCTGCTTTGCCTGCACATGCCTGATCGACGTGGACACCAAAGTGGTGAAAAAAACGCAGGACGTGAACGCGTGGAAAAATGCGAACAACATCGTTTTCCCGCGACAGGAATGCTTGTTCGGCAAACCTGCGCTGGTCGGCACGACGCAGAAAAAAGTCTACAATTTTGCGTCGCAGCAGGGACCGCTCCTCCAGTGGACGGATATCTACCGAGGCGACGGCCTGCCGTATTACTCGCCGTCGAACAAAAACCTGCGGATGAATTCGCTACAGCTCGACAACGGCGACGAGATCAACATGCATCTGCTCGACGCAAACATGCTCAACGGGCAGGGCGTGATCACGGCTCTTAACTGGATCGGCGGCTGGCGGTCGTGGGGCAACCGGACGGCGTGCTACCCGAGCGACACGGACGTGCATGACATGTTCATTCCGGTGCGCCGGATGTTCGATTACATCGGGAACACGATCGTGCTGACCATCTGGCAAAAAGTGGACGAACCCGGCAATCGCCGGCTGATCGACGCCATCGTGAATTCGTTGCAGCTCTGGCTTGACGGCCTGACGAATCAGCAGGCCTTGTTAGGCGCACGCATCGAGTTTCGGCAGGACGAGAATCCGACGACAGAACTGCTCAACGGGCACTATCTGTTCCACGTTTATTTCGCAGTCCCGACGCCAGCCGAGTGGCTGGACTTCCGGCTCGAATACTGGGTTCCGTATCTGGCCAATCTGTTTACGACGGACGAAACCGCAGTCGCTTAACTGCATTAACCACAGGAGAAAAATAAAATGCTAATCCCGAATCACGTCACTAATTACTCGATCTTTTTGCAAGGCAAACGGCTGATTGGAATCGCCGACGTGACCTTGCCGAAACTGGAAAATCTCGCCGACACGCTGAAGGGCAGCGGCATCTTTGGCGAGATCGACATGCCGGTGCAGGCGCATTTCAAGCCATACTCGGTGCTGTTGAAATGGCTGACGATTTGCGACGCGGCCGTTTACGCCACGATACAGGACGGCGCACAGCTCGACGCGTGGGTCGCCAATCAGTATCACGACAGCGGCACGAACAAGATCATCCACCAAGGCTGGCGCTTCATCATGGGCACAGCGCCCAAAGGCTTCAACATGGGAAAACTTGAAGTCGGCACGAAGGGCGACGACGAGAGCGAATACGAATTGATCAGTCTCCGCGCCTTGCGCGACGACCAGATCATGTTCGAGATCGACAAAGAGAACGCGGTCTGCCGCTGGTGGGACGGCATCCAGCTGGTCGACAACGCGTTGCGAATCCGGCAACTGATCGGACTGGGATAAGCTTATCTGCATTTGGTGATAAGCTTGCCCGACCGATGAAAGGTTTGACATTGTGACCGGACTGTGGTGAAAGGTCTTCATGGATAACGACCTACTGGAAAAAGCTGAGCCTGCGGCGACCAATCGGTTGCCGCTTGGGCCTAACGACGAAAGCCACTCGGAAACTGAAACTGCAATTGAAACGCAATATCGAGAACTGGAAGTCGAGAAACCGTCCCCTCCGGTGCGACTGAAATTTGATCCGCCGATCGAATACGACGGAGAAAAATACGACCAGATCGTGTGCGATTTCGACAAGCTGATCGGAAAAGATTTTCAGCGGATCGAGCGCGAGTTCGTCCACATGTATAAGGCGGAGAAAAACGAGACCGTGCTGCCGGAACTGAAACATTTGTTTCACTGTCTGGTGATCGCGCGTGCTGCCGATGTGCCGGTTGGGTTAATCTTCAAACTGCCAAGGAGGTATTACACGCCGATACGACTTGAAGCTCTAAAAGCCTGCGGCAGCTCGCCGGACACGGAGAAAGTCTGACCGGACTTATCCGGACGATTGTGGTGCGGTTGGCGCGTGCATTAGGCGGCGGCGTCGACTACTGGATGGAGCTGCCGATCAGAGAACTGGGAGAGTATATGACCGAACTCGCCAAGCAAATCGAAGCGGAGAACGCCGAGTAATATGGCTGCGTCCGCCCAACAGCAATACGTAGTCAATTTCGCCATAGGCGCGAAGCTGCTCAGTTCGTTCTCCGGTGCGATGAACGCTGCACAGACTCGCATGAAAACCATGGAGAAAACTGTGAAGGGCGTCAGCACAGCGGTCAAAGGCATGACCGGCATCTTGTTAGGCGCACTCGCTGCACTGGGCGGTCGCGCGATCTTCAACAAAATATTCGAGGGCGCGGAGGAGGCTGCGATCGCGGCGGAACAACGGACGCGGCGCATGGTGACGTCGCTCCTGCGGCTGCAATCAATCGCTGCCAGAGGTCGCGGCTACTCCGAGGATCAGGTCAAAATACTGCAGAAGCACACCGAGGAACTTGCGAAACATTCCGTCTACTCGCAGGACATTCTGAACGCTGGCGAGGATCAGCTGGCGGTCTACGCTGTGCCTCCGAAATACATCGAACAGGCTATCGGCCCGATGCAGGATTTGCTGGCTGTGAGCAAAGGCGTCACGGCGAACGAGGGCGACATGTCTCAGCTCGCAAACGCATTCGGCAAAGCAATCAAGACTGGAATGACGAAGCCGTTGAAGGAATTCGGCATCGTGCTCAGTCCACTGGAACAGCAGTATCTGAAAGCGATGTCGAAAGCTGGCGACCTCCAAGGGGCATACAATTTCTTGTTAGGCAAAATGCGATTCGCTGCTGGCGAAGCGGCGCGGCTGATGACCACGCCACAGGGCAGAATCAAAAAAGCACAGGAGAATATTCTCGAAATGGGCAAGCGCGTGAAACAGGCGCTGCTGCCCGACCAAGCGGCGATGCAGGAAGCGTGGACGAACGCGATGCTGTCGCTTGAACCTGCGCTGACTGCATTCGAGCGTTCCATGACACATCTGAAAACGTGGGGCGCACAAGAGTTCGGCGACTTAGTGAAGGCACTCTCGACGCCGGACGCGAAGCAGGCTATCGACGACCTGACGCAATCTGTGAAAGGCCTCGGCGCGTCATTCGGCAGCACGCACACGGAGGGCAAGTCGTTAGGCACGATGCTCGGAGAATGGCTGTCTGGCGAGATCAAGCAGACCGGCGAGGATTTCATTCATCTCGAGCGGATCATCGTGAACATCCAACGCCACTGGACGATTCTCGAAGGCGCGTTCATCGGCGGCTGGCAACGGATCGAATCGGCGTTCGGAAAGCTGACCGACCTGTGGGAAAAGTTCAAGGCGTCAATCACGGACTGGAAACCTCCGTGGTGGATGCCACTGAATCCGTTGACTATCGGACAAAAAATTTACAAGGGCGGCGCTGGCGTTCGTTCGGCTGTGGGAAACTGGAACGCTGGCGCGACACAACGCGCGATCACAGCGGCTGGCGGTGGGCCGTCCGGCGGTGTGGCGTCTGCTGCTTCTGGTGTCGCTGCGGCTGGCGGCGCGTCGAACGCCGCGCCACTGAGCGCGGCGGCGGCGTCGAGCATCCAAGCCGAACGCGCTGGCTTCATCAAGGAATTGCAGACGCCATACATGCAGAAGCTGGTCGCGGCGACTCTGTCGACCGAGACCTCTGGCGCGGAGAGCCAGAAGAACGTCTACGAAGCTTTAATCAATCGCGCTGCGGCCTACAAGATCGCTGGCAAATACCACGGCATGGAACAGATGATCAAAGGCGGTTTCTACGGCCCGTGGAATCGCCGCGAGACGGCTGCTGTGATGAGCAAAGGAATCTCTGAGGCGCGACTGAAACAAGTGGCGGAATACACCAGCGAACTCGCTGCCGGTCGCAACGTTCTCGGAGGCCTGACCGATCAGGGAATGATCAACGAGATCAAAGGTGCCAAGAAAAAATTCGGCGAGGACTACTACGGCATGATGGGATTCGAGGGCGAAAAACAAACTGCTGCCTACCGTGCTGGCGCTGGTCAAGTGGCTGCGCCTACGGCTGTGGCGTCGGAGAACAAACCTCCGCCGTTGCTTGCTGCGGTTCCTGGCATGGCTGCTGGCGGCATTGCCATGCGTCCGATGCTGGCGCAGCTCGCCGAGCGCGGCGCGGAAGCGGTCGTCCCGTTAGGCCGAGGCGGTCGCGGTCTTGGCGGCATGATGGGAACGGCTGTGCATTTCATGCCGAACATAACGATCCACGGCGGCGGCTCCGGCGCGGAAATACAGGACGGCATGGTCGACAAGCTGCGCGATCTGTCGCGCGAATTCGTGGGGCAATTCAAGCGTGCGCAGCAGCACGAACGCCGACTAAGTTACGAGGGCGGCTACGGATGAACACGGAAGCTTATCTCCATTTGATGATAAGCTTTCCCACGGAGAACGGCTATGGCTAACGGCATCCCGACTCCGCCTGCGCCTGTCGTCGTGCCGCCGTTCGTGCCGGACGCCACATACATTTCGTTAGGCCAGCCGAAGTCGCCGCGCATCTATGTCTCGACACAGGGCGATTGGTGGGATCTGATCGCCATTCGCGTTTACGGCCGCGTCCGAGGCAACGAGCATTTGATGTTTCGCCTGCTTGAAGCGAACTACGCGCTGCGGGAAGTCTGCAATTTTCCGGCTGGCGTGGCGGTGATTGTGCCGGACGTGCCGATCGTGAACGAAATTCCTCTGGTGCCGTGGAAAGCGGCTACTGCAATTCCATCTTCGTTGCCGCCATGATTGCACAAGTTCGAGCAGCGCATCCGGAAATCATTGTCGGCGGACAGGATTACTACCACGCGCTCGCGCCGTATTTCATGAGCATGACCTACGAGGATTCGTGCGACGGAATGAAAGCGGACGACTTGCATATCGTGCTGGCCGACCGCGATCACAAGTTCATCAGCTCGTGGGCACCGAGCAAAGGCGCGACGCTTGAAGCTGCGATCGTGGCCGAGCGATGGTTCGCGCCGAACGCTTCCGCGCTGCGACTGGACTGCGGCAAATTCTGGATCGACACAATCGAGTTCACTCTGCCTGACAGCAAGGTGCTGATCAAAGCGACTTCGATCCCGACGGACGTTCGGATCAAGGCGAGCACGGAAACGCGCGGCTGGGAACAGACTACGTTGCAGGACGTGACTGCGCAGATCGGCGGCGAGAACAAACTGATGATCGACTGGCAAGCGATGGTCAATCCGCGCTACAAACGCGTGGAACAAGTCGAGGAATCCGGACTCGGCTTCCTGCAAAAAAAAGCGAACGACGCGAAGCTGGCGATCAAGGTATGCCGCGACAAGCTGATCGTGTTCGACGAGCAACAGCTCGAGGAAAAACCGGCTGCGTTTACTCTGCTCTACGGCAACATGCCTGTGCAGGGCGGCGCGTGCTACCGGCTGGCTGGCGCACACTTCGTGACGCAGATCATGGACACGGCACAGAAGGCGAAAATTCTGGCGATGAGTGCGGAGACCGCGAACATCAAATCCGGCGAGTGGGCCACGACGGATTCTGCTGGCGGCGACGGCGAAGGCGGTGACACCGAGGGCGACAAAGTGAACTACGACACGGACGGCGAGGAAAACGAGGACGGCGAGGGCGAGTTCCGCGACGAGAATTTGTCTGGCAACTGGGAGACGACCGACTCTCTCAGCGCACTAAAAGCGAAGTCGTTGCTGCGCGACAAGAACAAGAAAAAAGATCAATGCCGGTTGCAGCTTGGCATCGGCAATCCGCTGGTTGCGGCGGGACAGACTTTCAATCTGGTCGGCGTCGGACAGTTCGACGGCAAGTGGTTTATCGAGTGCGCACGCCACACGGTCGGGCCGCAATACGAGACCGAACTGGATGTGCGTCGGTGTTTGGAGGGCTACTGATGGTCAAACATCGCTCTAGGAATGGCTCGCCTTGCGCTCAGGATTGCGCGTATCGCGTTTTTATGGCGGCATGGCTGTGGTCATACTGGAAAGCAAACAAAACGATTCTAGCGCGGTTTTAGAACGATCTTCACTTTTATGCAAAAGAACTTGCTGTCGGACACGGACTACACGAAAGGCCACGACAACCGCTACGGCATCACAGGAGCGTTCGGTCGCATCTCGAAGCTCGAAGTGACAAAAGACGCGGCGAACGTCCGCGTGATCATGGGCGACCGGCAGGATCACAAAAACCAGCCGCTGATTTCAAAACCGATTCCGGTGTTGCAGATCGCGTCACAGGCGAAAAAAAGTTTCGCCATGCCTCGCGTGAACGACGTCGTCTGCATGGTCAAGCTGCCGAACGGCACAGGGAACTACGCGGTGCTCGGATCGTTCTACACCAAGAAAAATCCGCCGCCTGTGACCGACCCGATGCTTGATCACACGCTCTACGACGACGGCTCGACGCTGCAATTCGACGCCAGCAAAGGCCAGATGGATTGGAACATCAAAGGCGACATCAACTGGACGAACGACGGCGCGGTGACGATCACTCTTAAAAAAGGCTACACGATCAAGCTTGACGGCGACATGTCGATCGAAGCGGCGAACATCATTTTGAAGGGCAACATCCAGCACACTGGCGACATGACGACCAGCGGCATCCACAACGCGAGCGACGGTCCGCACGCGTCGTGCGGCTCGGCACAGGGCGAACTGGAACAACGAATCGCCTCGCTCGAGGCGCGGCTCGCAGCGTTGGAGGCGCGGCCGCAATGAACGAAGCTTATCTGCATTTGGTGATAAGCTTACCTGCTTATGGTTGAAGGATTCTACGGCTCTATCATTTTCGGTCGTGCGCTCGGACGCATACAGACTTTCCATGAGATCGAGCGCAAGTATCAGGGACGCTTCAACGCGCACATGGTTCACTTGCAGAAACCGCTGCTCGAGTGGGCTGGCAACGACCTGATCAAGCTGGACATGAAAGTGAATCTCGACGCGTCGTGGTGCGGCGATCCGCTGCCGCTGCTGGCGGAGTGGCATTTCTACCACGAGAACGCCATGTTCGCGCCATTGCTGATCGGCGGAAAACCAATGGCGTCCGGCCTGTCGCTGTTCGTGATTACGGACTTGCACGAAGCGCACAAGCACTGGCTGGTCGGCGGTCGCCTGCTGGCGGTCGAACTGGCGATCACGTTCGGCGAATACATTCCGTTCGCGGACAGCTCGTCGACCTCGTTAGGCATTCCCGGCTTCGGCGGCGGATTTGGAAACGGTGGCGGCGGCACTGTGGAAGTGGGGCCTGTCCAGTGAACGCTCGCATCACACTGCCGAAACCGCCTGTGCCGTCCGCGCCGCCGCCCTATGTGCCTCCGGCAAACAAGGTGTATGGCTACGGGCAGATGCCGGAACTAGGATCGAACTGGCGCATCAAATTCTCGGACGCGGACGGCCTTCCTCTGAACATGGTTTCGTTTGAAGTGATCGACTTCGGCGCGATCTCCTACAAGGAAATTTTTCAGAACGTGAAGACGATCCTCGCCACGCCGCTCTACTCTGCGGCTCTGGAACGTTTGCTAGGCATCGACGAGTCGATCGTGGACTTGCCAATCGGTCAGGCGGCACAGGCTGTGGTGGCGATTCTGGACGCGCTATACTTTTGGGAGCCGCGCGTCGAAGTGGTGAACATCGGGTTCGCCTCCGACGGAATAAGCGCACATCTGATTTGCAACCTGCAATTGAAAATAAAAAATGTAATCTATGGGACGGAGACGCCGTATGATCGAAACAATATTTTCCCGATGCCGCCAGTCGTTACGCAGGAGCTGCCTCCGATGAATGTGCCTGTCGCTGGACCTATTGGGCCGACCGGAGTGCGCGGCAGTCTGTGGTTCACTGGCCCGACCGATCCGACGCAAGTGACTGGCGTGCTGCCACAGGACATGTATCTGAACACGACGAGCGGCGACGTGTTTCAGTTCGACGGCGTCACCAACACATGGAAAGGAGTCACACAGCCATGGGCTGGGGCGCGCCAATAGGCAACATCAAAGGTCCGGCTGGCGATCCCGAGGGCGCGGTCAATGGACTGACGCCACTGCTCGCCGGACAGGATTACGTGGACGTCGATTTCGGATTTGATCAGGACAATCTTGAATGGATCGTTCGCGCCCTAAACGTGATCAACACGACCGACGCTTCTCCGGCGCGGCTGGTGCCAATGACGATGGTGCAAAAGACTGTGAGCGGATTTCGCGTTCTGTTAAACGGAGCGCCGGACACAGGCAATTATCTTTTGGCGTGGGGCGTTCTCGGGACGCCGCCACCGCCGCCGACCGAGGCGACCACATATTTGATGTCAGGCCCGACCGGAGGAATACAAGGGCAACAGTCGACGCCGTTCTTACTCTCGCTGCCGCCGAATACTTTTCTGTCTGCTGACGTGTCGATCACTCCTGCGGAGACGATTGGCAATCCGCCGTCGACTGACTTTACTCCTCCACAGGTCACGTTAGGCCCGAACGCGGCTTCGGCGACGTTCATCTATACGCCAGCGACCGCAGGCGACAAATCAATCTCTTGCAGCAACAGTGGCGGTCTGACTGATCCAACGCCGCTGCCCTACCATGTTCAGGGCATGGTGCTTGATGCTAGCTACAACCAAGTCGGCACGATCAGCGACACATGGTATGGCGGCGACGACAGCGCGGTCGGCGAGTTCTTCACCTCGAATGGCGGCGTGCTCGATCACGTAAAAAAAGTCATCAGAGTGACCGGTGCTCCGACCGGAAACGTGTTCGCCAAAATCTACACGAGCGACAACGTCAATTACATTCCTGGCTCCCTGCTTGCTACGTCCGATCCTGTGGCGATCAGCGCCATCGCCGCTGGCGATTGGAACACGTTTAATTTTTCCGGCTCCAATCGCATCACGCTCGACAACGGCGGAAACTATTTCGTGGTGTTCGAGTTCACAGGCGGCGATGCGAGCAACAAGCTCGGCTACCTGTATTCTGGCGACAGCGGATACGGAGGCTGGTGCGTGACTAATCATTTGGGCGCGTGGACAAACCTGAGTTTTGCCTACGATACTGACTTCGAAGTTTGGGTCATACGATGAACAATTTTCTTATCAGGGACGGAAAGCTGCAAAGTCCGTTGGACTTCGGCGGCTTTCCTATGATCAATCCGCCTGCTGGCATAGGCGGCGGCGGCAGCGGCAGCGGCTATCAATACAGCGTGCGATCATACGGCGCGGTCGGCGACGGCGTGAGCGATGACACTGGCGCGATACAGGCGACGCTCGCCGCGATTCCTGCTACTGGCGGCGTGTTGTATTTCCCTGCGGGGCAATACAAATATTCCGGCCCGACTCTGACGCTGACGAAAAAAGTGACTGTCCTCGGCGACGGTGGCGTGAACGAGTTTCAGAATGGGATCGCAATCTCGACAATCGATTTCCCGAGCGGAACTGGAACTTTGTTCGACGTGAAAGTGAGCGGCTGCACGTTCCGGCATCTTATGCTTCGCAATACCAGCATGAGCGTGCCGACCGATGGCGCTGGCATCGTTGTGTCTGGCGGTGGCGGAACACTCGACGGCAGCCGGACTACCTACGAGTGCGTGAGCGTGCAGGGCTTTTACATCCCGATCGACGTGCAGGCTGGCACAGGGCACGTCTGGCAAAACTGCTTGATCTTCGATCCGGTGCTCTACGGACTAAGGCTGCGGAACATCGTTCTGCCGGACGGCGGCGACCACGCGATCAGCGACTGCTTTATCTACGGAAGCCCGACGCGGACAGTGGCTGCTGCGATCCGAATCGAGTCAGGCGGCGGCGTGAAAATCGTCAATACGAAAATCAACAACGGCTCTTTCCTGTGGGACGTGGGCATCGACTTGGCTGTGACCGCTGGCATATCGACGTCCGATTTGAATATCTGCAATTGCTCGATCGAAGGCTTGAGCGGCTTCGGCATTCGAGGGCGACTCGGCGCTGGCGCGGCGTGGGGCAACATCCAGATCACGGGCAACCAGATTATGATGCAGGGCGCATCGCCGACCGGAATCGACTTCGACGGCACAGGCGGCAGCGCAATGGCTTTCACTGGTCTGCACCTGACCGGAAACCGTGGCAATTGCGGCGGCAGCAGCAATCCGTTTATCCGAGTCGCCAGCGCACTCGACGTGGTCATGTCCGGCAACGGACACACTGGATTTTCTTCACCGATCATCATCGGAAACTCGGTGACGTTCTCCTCCGGCGGCACGATGCCGTGGCCGTCTGGCGGCGGCAGCAATGTGCTCGGCGTTTTCAAAAACGTGATGGACCCGCCCTACAACGCCAAGTGCGACGGCGCGACGGACGACACAGCGGCGATTCAAGGCGCAATTCAAGACGTGTTCAATCTCGGCGGCGGCGTGGTTTATTTTCCGCGCCCGAGCGACCCGACGAAATTCTACCTGTGCAACGGGAGCTACGACGCGACGACGAACAGCATTTTGAAATTTCCTCTGGCGAGTGCGCTGACCGATCGACCGCGATACATCGAACTGCGCGGCGAGTCGCCGTCGATGTGGGGAACGTATGACGGCGACGGTTACGCCACGATGATCCAGACTACGCGCAACGACGGAAGCGGAACTGCGCCTGCGTTATTGGCTGGCGGCGCGGCGTCCTACTACGGCGCGGACATGAATCCGCGCAATCAAAACCAGATCAAAGTCTGCCTCCGGAATTTGCGATTCACGCTGCCGAATAACTCGACGCTGTGGGGCGTCCGGCTGGACTCGGTTGGCTTGGCTGTGGTCGAAGACATTTCGGTGCTGGCTGGTGGGCCGAACACTTATGGCGCAGTCGGATTGCACATGCCGCGCTACGTGACCATGTCGCAGTCTCAGGCGAACCGGATTTTGGTTGCCGGTTTCGACACTGGCGTTGCGGCTGGCGAAACGTTCATCATGCCGTGGTCGTATCTGTCGAACTGCAAGATCGGATTTCTTTGCCTCGGTGGCGGCTGCAACCGGATCACAGTGAACTGCGACACTTGCCAGACAGGAATCAAAATTCTTGCTGGCCCACCGCTTTACGCTGGCCAGACGGTGATGGACTGCATCTACAATCACGAACACAACGACCTCGGCGGGACGTTTCCATTCGTGGCTGACATTGACGATGCAGGCAACATGGGCGGCGGCATCATCCGATACTTGATCGCTCAGGTCAGCACGGTCGGTTACAATCAGATCGCGCCCGTGATCATCGGCGGCGCGAACCTGAGCATCGTCTCAGCGACCGGCAATCGCTTCTGCCAGAGGCAATCGACTTATCCAACGCCGACTGATTTGCCATCGGCAATCGCCTGCCTTCGGGCGGCTGGACTTTGCGCATGAATATTCCGCCACGCGATCAGGTAGCACTCATCATCGCCGCTGGCTTGATCGGTTGGGGGCTTGTGCTGTTGATTGGTCTCACGATTCGCGGCAGACCGTTATCAGGCAGCGGCGGCGAAATTTTCTTGGCAATCGCCACAGGCCTGACTACAGCTTTGGGCGCATATTTCGCAACACGTAACGGAGGAGGGAAACCATGAAGCTTATCTGCATTTGGTGATAAGCTTGCCACACGGAGACAAAGAACATGGCGAACAACGAACCGGATTATGGCGTCGGCTTTGTGCCTGACATAGATTTCGCAGTCAAAGATCCGACGGTGATCAAGTCGGAAGTGATCGCAGATTACGAGGCGCAATTTCTACAGCTGACGAATATCGCCAAGACGCTGGCACCCGGCGATCCCGTTAGGCTGCATCTTGAAGTGGTGTGCCACTGGCTCAGTCAGCAACGCGTGCTGATCGATTTCACTGGCAAAAGTAATCTGCTGAAATACGCACAGGGCGATTTTCTCGACAATCTGGCTGCGCTCTACGGCGACCGCGCCTTGCGATTGCAGGCTGCGCCTGCTGTGACGACGCTGCGATTTTCTCTGGCCGCTGGCCTGTCTTTCAGCGCCACGATTCCTTCTGGCACAATGTGTCAGGCTCCGAACGGCGTGGTCTTTACGACGCTGGCGGACGGCGTTATTCCGGCAACGGTGCTGACTGTCGACGTGCCTGCGCAGGCGACGGCGTCAGGCGTGGTGGGCAACGGCTTTGTCGCCGGACAGATCAACTCAATCATCAACTGGAATCAGCCATTCGCTGTGACGGTGGCGAACACTGTGGTGACGGCTGGCGGCAGCGACAAGGAAACGGACGACCAATATCGCTATCGTGTCTGGCTGGCGATTGAAAGTTTCTCGACCTGCGGACCGCATGATGCCTACGAATTTTGGGCGTTGTCGGCGCATCCTGATATCATCCAGTGCGTGGTTTATTCTGCGCCTGAGATCGCAGGCGAAGTCTGGCTCTACCCGCTGCTGGTCGGCGGACAATTGCCGACGCAGCCGATCCTCGATCTGGTGCTGGCGACGTGCAGCGCGCGCAACCGCCGGCCGCTGACCGATTACGTGAGCGCGTTCATCCCGACGGTTGTGGCATACACGCTGAACTTTGACTACTACGTGCTGACCGACAACGGCGTGCTGCTGGACACGATACAGGCGAACGTGGCGCAAGCGGTGGCCGACTGGATTTTGTGGCAACGGAGCTACGTGTCGCGCGACATTAACTGCGACGAACTGCGCAAACGCTGTCTGGAAGCTGGCGCGAAACGCATCGTCGTTCATTCGCCGTCGCCGGACTTCCAAGTGCTAAACTACGACCAGCTTGCGTGCCACGACGACACGATCGCGCCGATCATTAACTTCGCCGGACTCGAGGATCCATGAGCACGATCCTGCGCGGCTCTAGGCTGATCGACAATTGCACGCCGTCGATAAGTTACGACCGGCAAGTGCAGGCTGCGTCGGGCGCGTTCGACAATCAATGCTACGAGATCATCGACGAGACCGGACAGGTTTTTTTCATCCCAAACATCATGGGGCTGACGGACGAAACGCTGGTCGACATTCTGGCTTGGCAATTCCATGTCGATTTCTACGACAGGACGCGCGACTTGGAGTTTCGAAAAAACTTGGTGCAAATGTCGATCCAGTGGCACATGACCAAGGGCACTGTGGCTCTGGTTGAATGGGTTCTCGACACGTATTTCCCTGCGGTGGCGACGTTGCAGGAATGGTTCGAGTATCGTGCGCCGAAAGGCGGACCGAACTGGCCTCCGAATTATCCGGCCAGCAATCCGGACGTGCTGGCTGCTACGTTCGTTCCGAGTAACGTCGACGTTACGAATGACAGACTCGATATCGCTGGCTTTTTGAATCAGCAGCAGATCAGATTTCAACCGGCGGACACGATATCGCAAAAGCCGAGCGGCGGCGGACCGATAGGAAAACCGCCACAGCAGTCAGGCGACATACTGCCTCGGCCGCTGCTGGTTGGGATATGGTATTACGTCGTCAATGTCGTCGGCGCGACCTTCCAGATAGCGAACACACCGAACGGGACGCCGATCAACCTGATGGACGCAGGGCAAGGCTCAATCCAGATTTGGCGAATAGGCGTCGGAAGCTGGCACGACCGCTACAGATTCCGCGTGCTGATCGACAGCCAGTTCATCGATCCTGACGACCAGCTAACAGTGCTGACGCTGATCGATCGCTACAAACCAATCAGCCGCTGGATGGAAGGTTTCGTCAGGGCGCGAGCGAGCGAGTGCGATATTGGCTGGACAGGAATGACATTGCGGTTCATCTATCGAACGTCGGAGGCACCAACATACCCATGAGCATAGCAAAACAGGAATTTACAAACGCGGGGCGCTCCATGTTAGGCCGAGCGCAAAACGGCGAGACATTGACAATTACGAGCATCGTTGTCGGCGACGGCTTCGCCACGCAGCCGAGCGACCTGTGGCCACTGACCGCGTTGAACAGTCAGCAATTTGCTGTGGTGATTTCGACGAAAAACGACTACGGCAACGGCACGCTGCTGGTCGAAGGCTCGTTCACGAGCGACGAGGTGGCTGCTGCGTTTTACCTCCGAGAATTGGGCGTCATGGCGCACATCGGCTCTGAGGCCGATCGGCTTTACTCGGTGGCGAATGTGTTCTCTGATCCGCCGGACTACATCGATCCTGCTGCGCCGACAGTGCAGGCGTTCAAAATCAAGCTGGTGATCGACCGAATTCCGACCGCGCAAGTGGTCGTGCAGATCGGCCCGAGCGAAAACGTGATCGGCTCGAACATCGGCGCGGAAACAGTCGGACCCGGCGTGTATCACGACGCGGCTGGCAACGTGCTGAATTTCAAACGCCTTGTGCAGGGCATCGGCATGGACATACGCGATGCGACAGACGGCAATTCGATTTACATCGGCATCAAAACGCTGGCGCAAAATGTCGATCTCTACGTGCCGATGAACAATCCGGACGCGCCAGCGGGGCATCCGGAAGTCTTGTTCCCGAGCGTGCAAGCGGCGCACGACTACTTGTTAGGCTCTGTGATTCCGCCGAGCTTGTTCGCAACGATTCACGTCCACGAATTGAACAACGCGCCTCTGGTGTCTGCTCCGATCGTTCTCTCGCATCCGAATAGCAAGCAGATCAACATCATCGGCGTGCCGCTGGTCGACCGCGCCATAACTTCCATCGTGCCTGTGTCTGGCGGCAAAGAGATCCACTGCGACTCAACGGGATTAGGACCTAGCGACGTTGGCCGCTACGTCTACATCACGAACTCTTATCGCTACGGCGGCGGCTGCTGGATCACGCTATACCGAGCGAACGATATCGTGTGCAACATTTACGACCAAGGCGGTCTGCCTGCGGAAAGCGTGACGGAGACTCCTGGCTCACAGCGGCTGCGCTGGCTGCCGACGGCGTTGCGGATCAACGCGAACCCGACAACACTCAGCTATATGATTGCAGCGCCGAACGGCATCGGCACAATCAGGAACATTCTGGTGATTGGCGATTCTCGGGCACAGGCACCGAACAACGACACGAACCAATATTTCACCTACGGATTCGGAATCGACTCCGGTGCGCTGATCAATTGCATGGCTGTGAATTGTCGGCGCGGTGTCAGCGTCGGGTCAGGCAACGTGGGACTGGGCAACGAATGCATTTTCAGCAACTGCGCGTTTGGAATCACGGGCGTTGGCACTTTGGTGGCAACCGATCAGACCTACGTGAACGGCTGTCTTCAAGGCATCACGCCGAGTCCATCAGGCTTCGCTGTCGGCTCGGTCACTGGCAACATGCCAAATGCAATCGTGTTCCTGCTTCGCAATTACTACGGCCTGCTTTGCGGCGCGTTTTATCAGGGCGGCTCGGTCTTCTACGGCAGGAACGTGGAGGGCTTCGAGTGCCGCAACAACGGTCTGATCCTGCTTGGCGCGGCTTATGGCTCATACCCGTATAACAACGGCATCGACTTGAAAGCAATCGGGCACAGCTACATCACATACGATCAATGGGGGCAAGCTGTGCCGACGTGCAGTCCGCTGGCGAACGCGTTCAATCCTGCGCCGCCGTCATGCAACAACGCGCTGTCGTTCATTACGCTGGCGAACTCGAGCGGACGCAGCATCGAAGGCGTGGAGGCTGGCGAGGCTGGACTGTTCGCCAAGATACTGGATTCGCTTCGCGCTTGACAGCTTATCTGCATTTGGTGATAAGCTTGCCTCTATGCCGAAAGCCAAGACTGTCCGAGCGCCGGACATTCCGCACACGAACGGCGACCACGACGTGGAATACTGGTCGCCACAGGACTTGAAACCTTACGACCGGAACTCGAACAAACATCCACCGGAGCAAGTGGCGCTGATCGCACAATCGATCGAGGAATTCGGATTCACAATTCCGATTCTGGCCGACGAGACCGGAATGATTCTGGCTGGCGCTGGCCGACAACTGGCGGCAATCGAACTGGATTTGACCAGCGTGCCGGTGATCGTTAGGCGCGGCCTGTCCGAGGCACAGAAACGCGCCTACGTCATGGCCGACAACCAGATCGCGCGGACGAGCGAATTCGATTTCGATATCATCGCCGCCGAACTGAAAGCGTTGGCGCGTGAATATCCGGAGTTCAATCTCGGCGTGATCGGGTTCGCTGCGGCGGATGTGCGGAAATTTCTCGACCCGCTTTTTGGCGCACAGCATCCTGACACTGGCAAGCTTTTGGAAGTGCTGCGCGTATCGTTCGACGATCCCAAGCACAGCGTGAAACATGGCGACGCGTGGGACTGCAACGATCATTGCGTGATGTGCCTCGATCTGTTCACCGAGTGGGAAATCTGGCAACGCGAACTGACAGCCGGAACGGTGTTCCTGCCCTACGCTGGTCCTCTGGTGCTGCTCAGCGAACGCGCGAAAACGACTCGGATGCTGATCGTTAATCCGCAGGAATACATTTGCGGAATGATTCTCGACAAGTTTGTCGAGGCGAAACTCGGCAAACCGACCAAGCGCAAATGATCCACACGGCAGGCAACACATTCGATCCACGCGAGCGCCAGCTTTATTTCATCGCCATCAACGCGGACAAACTGCTGCGCGTGGAAAAATTGAATCGCCACTTGCTGGTGGCCGTGAACGAAGTCACAGGCTCAAACGCGCTCGGCATCGTCGAGCAATTGTGCGAGCGCGGGACAAAAATCCTGATCGACTCCGGCGTGTTCAATCTTGCGATGCAGCACGCGCGGAAACACGACTGCCACATGAACGAGGCGCTGGCGATGCCGCCGGACGAGATCGACGGCTTCCAAGAACTCTACGACAAATACGTGGACCTTTGTTCGACTGTCGGCGTGAAGTCGTGGGGCTACGTCGAGATCGATCAAGGCGGACGCGAGAACAAAATCAAGACGCGAGCGAAGCTTGAAAAACTGGGGCTGTATCCGATCCCTGTGTATCATCCGTTGAACGACGGCTGGGACTACTTCGATTATCTGGCTGCGCGATACGACCGGATCTGTTTCGGCAACGTGGTGCAGGCGGAAATCGCCGAGCGAATCCGGCTGATCTCGACGGCGTTCCTTCGGCAGCAGAAATATCCAAAGCTCTGGATTCACTTGTTAGGCGTGACGCCGAACGAACTGCTGCATTCCTGTCCGTCGTGTTCGTGCGACAGTTCGACGTGGCTGTCATCGATGCGGTGGGGCAGCTGTGACGCGACGTGCTTCGGCAAACGCGTCGGCGAGGGCTTCGGCCCTGCGCTGACATATCGCTACGGCGCGGCTGCGCTGGATGAGAATCCCGACCGGAACGCGAGCTACATCAAGGGCGAAAAACTTTTTGCATACGACGCGGAAATCATGGGCAGAAACTGGTCGGACTACTGCAAGCACTACAAGGCTGCGACCACATGAGAAAACAAACGCGCCTCAGCGACGCCGAGCTGCACAAGCGTAATCCGCGCACGATTACCGACGAGCAATTGGAGCGGCTGAAAAATGCCATGCGAAAATATGGCGACCTGTCTGGTTTAATTGCGAACCTGACGACCGGCAATTACATCGGCGGCAATCAGCGCGTCAAAATACTGGGCGACTTGCCAGTGTCGATTGTGCGCCGATACGCTACGCCGACAGCGTGCGGGACTGTGGCGGAAGGCGTGGTCATATACGAGGGCGAACGCTTTACTTATCGGCAAGTCCGCTGGTCTGAACAGCAGGAACTGGCTGCGATGATCGCGGCCAATCAACACGGCGGCGAATGGGACATGCCAGGCTTGGGCGACCTGCTGATGCAGCTGCGTGACGAGAATTACGAAATGCCGTTGCTCGGGTTCGACGCTAAAGAACTCGCCTCGATGCTGGCAGAATCAAAGAGCGGCAACGGACGGACTGGCGACGAATTGCGAACGGTGCTGCTCAGTTACGACGAAGTTCAATTTCCAATCTTCATGGAACGCGTGCAGTTGTTAGGCGAACACTATGGCGCGACCAATGTGGCTGACACGGTGCTGCAAGCTGTGAGCGATACCTATGCGCGTAAAGCGGCCGAAATTGCTGACTCAAAACAGCGAGCTGAAAGCTGACGGCGTTTTCAATTGGTCGCTGCCAGCGTGGGCGATCAAGCTGCGCGACGGTCGCAAGTTCAACGTGTGTCCGAACGCTGGCATCTGCGCCACGCTGTGCTACGCGCGGAACGGGACGTATATGTTTCCAGAAGTGCGAGCGGCGCATGAACGAAATCTGTTGCTGGTGCTGGATCATCTGGCGCTGTGGGAAAAATGGCTGACAGCGGAATTGCTCGAGCGGCGCTACCACGGCAAACACATCCGCATCCATGACTCTGGCGACTTTTTCAGCGACGACTATTTGCTGGCGTGGCTGCGCGTGATTCGCGTCACACCGTGGGCGACGTTCTACGCTTACACCAAGGAAGTCAGTCGGTTCAAGCGGCTGGTTGAATCCGATCCGCCGGCGAATTTCAAATGGATCTATTCGCTTGGCGGTCGCGAGGATCATTTGATCGACCGCGAGAACGACAGACACGCAGACGTATTTCCTGACAGACTGTCGGCGGTGCTGGCTGGTTACGTCACGCAACAGGCCAGCGACTTGTTCGCGATTTACAGCGCACGAAAAGTCGGGATCGTGGCAAACAACATTCCACAATTTCGCAAGCGGCAGGGCAAACACACGTTCGCCGACTTGCAAAACGAAAGGGCAAAACGCAAATGACGATATTTATCACCACACGATTTGAAGGCTTTCACAGCTGGCCGAACGCGCCGAGCGAAGTGGCGTTCCTGCGCGATCCGCACAGGCACATTTTTCATGTGCGCTGCTGGCGTGAAGTGACACACGACGACCGCGACGTCGAGTTCATCCTGTGGAAACGCGAAATAGAAAAACAGATCGGACTGCTGGCGGACGCCAACGACACGAAACACTGGTCGTGCGAGCGGTGGGCGCGAGCGATCGGCGAACGCTGCGGTGCGCACTCGGTCGAAGTTTCCGAGGACGGCGAGAACGGTGCGCTCTGGTCCGACAACGACAGCACGGTTTTATGAGAATCGAAATCCACACACGTCCACTGATACTGGCAAAGCTGGCTGGCCAGACCGACTGCGCACAAGAGGTCGACGTCTGGCTGTTCACAGGCGACGAATACGACTGCGGCAGCGTGATACTCGAGGCGGTCGTGCCTAGCAAAGCGAAGGCGAACAAGATGATCGACGACTTGGTTGTGGCGTTCGCCAGCGCGGCTGTGATCGTGAACGACAATCAGCAGTCATAAAGCGCCTCAGGAATGGCGATTGCTCGCGCGAGGATTGCGCGTATCGCGTTTTGTTATGGCGGTGGCTGTGGCGACACTGGAATGAAGGCAAAACGATTCTAAAGGGATTCTGGTGCGTTCTGCTCAAACGCGCGTAAAAACAAGGTATCTGCGTTTGGTGATAAGCTTCGAGGCAAAAAAAAGCGCCGCCGGATTTCTCCGACGGCGCTGCCTTATGCCTTAACCGACGAACGGTATCAGGCGTCTGCTGCGGCCACAAGTTCTTTCAACGCTTTTTTGCTGACAGGCGCTGGCGTGCCTCGCAGACCGTGGCGGCCTGCCTGCACGAACGTGCGAATCGCGGCGACGGACGCACGCGGCTCAACGGTGTGAATCGCGGCGACGGCTACGGCTGGTTTGAATCCAGCTTTGCCGAACGCGCGAGCGACTGCGACGACCGGATAACCGAGCACAGGCTTCAACGGGCGCTTGCCGTTCGCCACTTGTTTCTTGGCGGACTTGGCTGCACGCGCGTCGACTTTCTTGGCTTTTTTCATGGTTGCCTCCGTGGTGTTGACCGCCTCCTGCAAGTCGGCGACGGTGGGTTTGGTTTTGCCAGCGGTTGCTGGCTTTGCGAACACTTGCTCGGCGACTGCTTCGCCGTGTTCGTCTGTGATGATCCGGCGCAGGTTTCCCTCCGTCGGACGGACTTGGTTTGCTTTGCAGACGTTTTTGGCATCGCGTATCATTTCGGCGATGTCGTTTTTGCTGTAGGTGACTGATGTTTTCATGCCGTCCCTGTCCATCCGGAAACCAGTTCCGCAACAGTTCAAGCAAACTTTTTTCAAAATATTTTTTGGCGCTGCCTCCGGTGATGCTGCGCAAAAAAAACTTGCATCGTGTTCCCGACCGAAATAGAAGTTCGGGACGTGTTCACCTGCACAAAGACTTATGCCGACCTGCCGTTTGCGCATCGTGCGCCACAGCACGATGGACATTGCAAATTGATCCACGGACACAATTGGTCTTTCACGATCACGTTCTGCGCCACATCGCGCGACGCTAACGGCTTCATCGTGGACTTCGGGAAGCTTGGCGAATTCCGGCAGATGCTGTGGGACATATTCGATCACAAGTTCGTGGTGTCGCAGGACGATCCGCTGCTGCGTGAGATCGGCTGCTTCCTCCGCGACAACCAGATTTCCAATCTGACGGTCGTGCCGGATTGCTCGAGCGAAGGCATCGCCGAGTTCGTGTCTGGTCTGGCGGACGCCTACGTCCGGAAACTGACCGATGACAGGGCGCGCGTCATCGAAGTGATCGTCCATGAGAGCGCGTCGAATGTGGCGACCTACCGGCCATGATAAAAATCTCTGAAATATTCGGGCCGGTGATACAGGGCGAGGGCGCACACATCGGTGTGCCGACGGTGTTCGTTAGGACTGGCGGCTGCGATTATCGCTGCTCATGGTGCGACACGATGTATGCCGTCGACAAAAAGTTCTCAGGCGAGTGGCGAGGGATGTCGAACGACGAAGTCTTGCAGGCGATCTACGCGCGGTCACACCGGCCGATACTCGTTACGCTGTCCGGCGGCAATCCGGCGCTGTTCGATTTTTCATTCGTGATCGATGAACTGCACGACCAGAAATTTCGCGTGACCATCGAAACACAGGGCAGCGTGCCGCGCGACTGGTTTGGTCAGCTCGATCACATGACGCTGTCGCCGAAACCGCCCTCGAGCGGAATGCCAACGGATCTGGCGAAGCTGGATACCTGCGTGTCGAAGCTGGACCGGACGAAGCAATCACTCAAAATCGTGGTGGCCGACGACGCTGATTACGACTACGCGCGACACATCGCCGACCGATATCCGAACGTGAAATTATACTTGCAAGTCTGCAATCCTGATCCGGCAGTCGAGGGCGATATCATGGCGATGCTGTTGGACAAATTGCGCTGGCTGTCTGACAAGGTTTTGTCGGACTGCTGGTATACCGCGACGGTGCTGCCACAGCTGCATGTTCTCTTATACGGAAATCGGCGTGGAATCTAAACACACACAATTGTCGTGGGCTGACATTCGCAGTTTGATCGCCGACCGGATTCCAAAAGACCTTCTGGTTTACGGCGTGCCGCGCGGCGGCGCGGTCGTGGCTGCGATGCGCGGCCGCAACGTGGACAATGCGCCGGACGCCGACGTGATCGTGGACGACATAATCGACAGCGGACGGACGCGCGACAAATTCAAGCACATGTTTCCTGACAAGATGTTCGTCGCGCTGATCGACAAGACCGACCAGAGCGATCCGCATCTGCGCGACGGCTGGATTCATTTTCCGTGGGAGCCGCCAGCGGAGACCGACATACAGGAATCGGTGACGCGGATTCTGGAATACATCGGCGACCGACCGGAGCGCGAAGGCTTGAAGGAAACTCCTGCGCGTGTCGTCAGGTCGTGGGACGAAATATTCGCTGGCTACAAAATGAAAGTCGAAGACGTGCTGTGCAAAGAGTTCGAGGCGGACGGCTACGACGAATTGATCATCTGCCGGAACATCGATTTCTACTCGACGTGCGAACATCATCTGCAACCGTTCTTCGGACGTGCGCACGTCGGCTACATCCCGAAACGTAAAGTGGTCGGCCTGTCGAAGCTGGCGCGGCTCGTCGATCTGTTCGCGCGTCGGTTGCAGATACAGGAGCGACTGACAGCTCAGATCGCGGACGCGCTCGAGGAACATCTGCAACCGTTAGGCGTGGCGGTGCTGATCGAGGCGCAACATTTCTGCATGGTCTGTCGCGGCGTGCGCAAACAAAACTCCTGCATGACGACGAGCAGTCTGAAAGGTTTATTCCGGAGCGCGGAAGCTCGCGCGGAATTTTTCGCTCTGGTGGCGCGATCATGATCTCGTCGATCGACTTCATTGGCTGCGGCGTGCCCGTGCTGTTGTTCTGCTACAGCGAGAACATTCCGTGGACTTGGACATGAACATGACCACATGAAACAACCACTGAACGTGATTGTCGAAGGTGCTCTCGACTGGTGGCGTCAAATCGATACGCAACGCTACTACCGGATCGTGTGGGCGTCGCCGCACGAAGTCGCTGCGATCTCCGACAGCGATACCTGGCTCGGCTCTGCGGTAACGTTCGTCCGAGAATTTGAACGCATCGACGGCGGTGCTGTATAACAACGGCAGTGGTGTATATCGCCGGAAGGTGCGTCGCGCCCCAAAAGGCATGTATGACAACGGCAGTCCTGTATAACGACGCCGGTGCTGTATATCGCCGCGAAGTGCGTCGGCATTTTGCTGCGTGTCTCCCAGCAGCGAAAATCGCTGGACAAAAATATTTTCCCCCTGCGTGTCTCCCAGCAGGGTCTGGATTTGAAGCGAGAAAAATCCGCTTTTTCGCCATTGTCTTTTGATGGAGCACCCTGAGCGTGCGGAATGATACACACACAGAAACCAAATCCAGATTGCATCAAAGGGCGGATCTTCCGACACAAGAACGGCAAATTTTACATCGTGTTTGCGGCTGACGGCTGCTTCTACAAAGACGGGCAACCGGTCTTCGGGATGTTCGGCGGTCAGACGCTGCGCGACGGAAAACCATACGGGCCAATGCGCGACATGGCGATTGCCAACGTTGCGGAGTGGCTCTAACAACCAACGGAAAATACACACATGACAAAAATACTGACAATAAAAAAAGCGGCGGCGGCTGGACGGTCGTTCGGTCGCGGAATGGATAACTACCGAACACCGGCACGTTACGAAATTTTCTTCAACGACCGGCTGATCGGTTCAATCGTCGGCAAGCGTGTCGGCTACATGGACAGCGGCACTTGGGAAATCTACTACGTCGAAGCGGCGACCGGACTGTGGCGACCAGCGAAGACGTTCTACATAGGCGGACGCAAGGCGGCTGTGGAATGGGTTCACGCCGAGACGCCTCGGCTTATGTGCCTGCATCACGGAACGACGCCTGCCGAGCTTGACGAGATCGACCGCCGGATCGCTGCGGCGGTGCGAAAAAACTGACGGATCGCCTGACCAACGACGGCTGCACTGGAAACGGTGCAGCCGTTTTTTTTGCGTCCGAAGGTATCTGCAAACGGTGATAAGCTAAAACGCGCGAGGATTGCGCTAGAATCGTTTTGATGTGGTTTGGCTATGGTGACACTGGTCAAGGCAACAAAACGCGATATACACAAACGTCAGCGCGGCAATGGGCATTCTGGAAGCGGATCAGGACTGCTCTAAGGCAAAAAGAGAGCGGCGACAGATATCCGGTCCGTCGCCGCCCCTATGGTTTCATGTCTCAGTTCCACCTACAGTTCCACTTCAATGAAACGCTAGCACAGCGAAAGCGCGGTGCAAATCATTTCAAACTGTCGAGCCACAGCTTGACGACTGCGATCGAGTTCTTCCATCGCTTAGGATTCTCGACGTGATTCAAGATCACTCGCAGCGCCACGCGGACTGCTGGCGGCAGCGGAACGCGCACGACGTTCGAGTTCTGGTTCACTGGCGCGTTTATCGGGTCGCGCGGACCTTTGTATGCGGTGTCGCTCATTCTGCTCATGTGGTTTTGATCACGGCGTGCTTGCACATTTTTTGCAATTGCTCCGCCGCCATTTTGGTTGCTGCCTCGCGTGTCTCTGGCGTGTCAGGCACGCCGAGTTCACGCAACATCTTCGGCACGTCGATGTGCAGCGACTGGTCGCGCTCATCGATCCATGCACAGGGCGTGATTTGTTTCATTTTTTCCTCCGGTCTGTAGTTATTAACATGCCATGCGTTCGCGTTGCTGCCTCGCGCTGGCTGACTGCGAGCGCAAGGTCATGCACAGCTTGTTCACGGACTTCGTCGTAGATATGCCGGAGTGCGCCACGCGGCGTTGCTCCTGCCTGCGGATCGTCTGGCATCCATTCGCGGACGAGATTACTGACGGACTTTACAAATTCCTCGAAGTGCATGGTTATTTAATGTAGTGAACGAGCGCGAAGACGGCGGCGGCGATGAACACCGCAGCGCCAAGCAGGATCGCTACGGCGTGCCAGCCGGATATCGGCTGGTCAGGTTCACTGACCGGCAGTCCTTCTTTGTTAGGCCACCAGCGGTCGTCGGCGAAATGTGCGCTGACGTGGCCTTTTTCGCCTTCGCAACGGTAATATTTGCCGTGCAAAATTATGTTGTGCTTACACTGGCTCATAATGGACTCCTTTCGTGTCGAGCGTCTTGCGGAGCGCCTCGGCTTCGGTCCAAAGTTCTCTGGCATACGCCTTGTCGATCGTAGCCCACGTCCGCGCCAGATCGCGCTTGCCATAAAATCTCTCGAGCGTCGCGGCGGCGCGTGCTTCGCATCGTTTCCGCGTGCGGTTGCTGAAATGTGAATTGCTGTGTCGTGCCATTGTATTTTCGTTTCAGTGCGGCGGCGGATTTGCCGACCGCCGCACGATGTTTTAATTCACGCTCAGATTTTTGACCAGCACGATTTCGGCAGCTCTAATATTTCGCCGCCGACACGTTGCAGATCGACGCTGCGATCGTAGGACTCGACGTCCGTGGCCGTGCGCGTAACTGCGTTTATCAGGCCGAACAGATTCGCCTGACCGCCTTCGATCAGATGATTCAACACAGCGGCTTTCTCGTCCTCATTGAACGAGAAGCGGCTGGCGACTTCCTCGACAGCGCCGACCGGATCTTTGAACTTCTGCGCGGTTGCGCCCTCGAACTTGTCGACCATCGCGTTGAATCGCGCCGGATCGAACAGACCGTCGCAGACGTCTTTCACCTTCATCCAGAACGCGCGGTCATCCATCTGCCGCGTGGCGTCGGTGTAATACTCTGCGGCGTCGTCGAGTTCGTCGTCGAATCTGCGACCGACGTGACGGCGCTCGAGCACGCGCGGCATGACCATGCCGTTCAAGCAGCGCAAGTAATACAGGAGCGGTTCGAGCTTGATCTTGCCGCTGCCGACTTCGCTGTTGCTGATGCACGCGCCAGCTTGGACCACGTCGCCGACGAGCTTGGCCTCGATCTTCGGCGTGGCTGCTTGGATGTAGAGACGAGTCTCGGTGATCTCGCACGACAGGATTGTGCAATTGAGTTCGGCCAGCTTCGGCAGGATTACTGCTGCCAGATCGGCGTTCTCCAACGGACGATATCGCTCGGCGAGAAACGCGCGTGCGGTGTGATCGCCGTTCAAGAGCGTGCGAAGCATTCGGCGCTCGGGCTGGTTCTTCCACCAATAGTTAATGTTCTGCGCCATCAATTTGCCGTGGCCGTCGCTCATCCTGTCCGCATACGCGGCAGGAATATTGCTGCGCTGACATATTTGCCTGAGGCAATGTCGCGTCGGCGCGGCGTCATAATGATCGCGCTTCACTTTGAACCCGATCGTGCCTTCGTCACTGAAACGAAGCACGTCGGTCGGGACGCGGAAATCTTTCCGCGCCTCCTCTGTGCGTTTGATTATAGCTGCGATATCTTGCAGCGGTCTTCCTTCTTTCACTTGGTTTTTTCCTCCTTGGTTTGTTGTTGGTTTTGTTCTGCGGGGACATTCTCTAAAAGTTTTTTGGTGGCTTGCTTGGCAACCAGACCGTGAACGGTCGGCTGCATGACGGCTTCCATGCGCTCTAGCAACGCGTGCGTGACGTTCTGCTCGATGCCAGCGAGAACAACGTCGCGGACTTGCAGCTCAAGCGACTGGATGATATCGCGGACTGCTTCGCCTTTATCCATGCGCCACCAGCGCAATCGCTGGTCAGGCTTGGCGTCTTTGCCTTGCTTGTCGAGCATCAGCAGACGACGGATGCGCGGCGTCGCCGGAATGTAATACGAAATGCCGAACGACTGGACGCACAGATAAAACTCTGCGCGGTCGCGTAGGTTCGGCGACAGCTCGACGTGGTCGGGCAGTTCGTGGACGACATACATCATGGTTTTTTTTTCCTCCGTGGAAGCTTATCTGCGTTTGGTGATAAGCTTTCCCAAACGCCAAGCGGCGCGTGCTGAATATCTTTGTCGTCGAGATTCGGACGCCCCATGCGCGAGCCGAATACACCGCCAAAGATGAATCGCTCGACTATTGCGGCAATGCCGCTGATCGTTAGGCCGTGCGGATGTTCGCGGCGATAGCGCCGGAATAAATGCTCAGGCGTGGCTTGCGCTTTCATTACTTCGCGCTGCACCAGAATCAATGCGCCAGCGCATTCGCGCGTCTGCACGGTTTCCGGTGCGCGCTTGCCATTGATCTGCGGATGCCGACAGTCAGTCGGATGACAGGTCATGCGTTCGCCGGAACGCAGACCGCGCCACAGGCGGTTTCTGTTGGCGTCGCTATACCAAGCGAATCGATCGCCTGCCACGCGCGGCGATGGTTTGTCGCGATTGCTGACGCGCCACGGACATTCGCTACACGCTGCGTCTGCGGCTGGCTGGACTTGTTTTTCTCGTTTTTTCATGCGGATAAATCTTGAAATAGCGCCAAGCGCTGTCGTTGAATGGATACATGATGCGGCAACCGCCTTTCCAGCGCACTAGCACAGCGCCCCACGTAACGTGTTCGACGGTGGCGGTGTCGCCGTCGTGCCAGTGCAGCGTGTCGCCTGTTTTTAGTTTGGACGGATCTTCGATTTTCATCGCTGGACAGAATAAATTTTTTCGAGGACTGGCTTGTCCTCTGGACCTTTGACGTAGGGCGCAATCCAAATCACTTTGTGCGCCTTCTCTTTGGAATACCATTGCGCTCGGTGATGGCCTGTGACCCACCATTTGTGTCGCCAGTCTACGTGGCGGTGATCGCCGCTCGGCGGTTTGCGTTCGCGATACCGGCGCAACGCCACGACGCGAACGTCGGCTTTATTATCCTCGAACACGCCTTGCTGACCGCTGCGCTGCATCTGTCGCCGGATGTGATGCGGCAGACCGTGCGCGGTGTGTGTCGTGTAGGGACTGGCGAGAAACGAACAGCGTTTCAACAGCCGACCGATTTCATTTTGCGACATGCCTTCGCCGAAGTCGTCCGGATAAATCATGCCATACGGAATGTCCATCAGGACAAACTCGGCGCGTCTGCGGCTGTCGCGCTTGCCATAGATTTCGTCGTGCAGGATTCGCATACGGTCGACGCCGTGCATGACGAGCATCCAATTGGTCTCGAAGTATTCCGGTTCGTGAATGATATACGACCGCTGGCGCGACCAGAACATGATCGGCGTCGGCATGACGTTGCGCGATATTGTGTGCTTCGGCAGTGGCGCTGCGTCGGCGAGTTCTTCGCAATGATCGCTCCATTGATACACTTGCGCGTGCAGCATGAAATAAGCGAACGTCGACGCGATTGCCGGATCAAGTTTTCTGTCGAGATAAACGAGGCTCAACATTTCTGTTCGCGTGGCTGCGAGGCTGGCCAATTGCATGACGGCCCACAGCTGTTCGCCTATGGCGTGCTCAGGACGTGTGTTGTGCGCGTTCTGCCGATTGATATGCTGCATATACAGGCGCACGACATGATCGTTGGACAGCGCGGCGACCACTCTGCGCGCCCACGCGTCGTAAAGGTGCGGATCGATTTCGGTGGCAATCGACTTGGTTATCAGCTCGTCGAGCTGGTCAAAATTCATCATGGTTTTTTTTTCCTCCTTGGTTTTTTGTGGTTGACAATGATTTGTTAGGCTGTTAAAAAAGTGCTATGGCGCATGCTGCACAGGGCGCGGAGGCATAGTCGGCGAGACTTTGAACCTCCGCGCCTCTGGTTTTTAATACGCGTTCGGTTTGTAGGACGTGGCATAATCGAGGTCGTTGCGTTGCGCCTGATACTCTGGCGACGCGCTCGAGCACGCCATGTAAACGCTGCGTGGATGCGCGATGCTCGGCGGCATGTGCGTATCGAAATACGCGCAACCGAACGGCGCTACGGCATGAATGCTGCACTGATCGTTCTCATTCAAGAACACACAGCGGCTCTTGTGCATCTTTGGACAGATCGATCCGATGCGCATTGTCCGACCGGTGCGACTGTCTTTCACGAGCGAACCTGGGCTTGCGGCGAAATACTTTTTCGCGCATTCCTCGACCGACATTTGCAGATACGCGGCGATGCGCTCGAGATCGCCACGCACAAGTGCGCCGGACTGCCGACGACAACATGCTTTACAGTTCTCGCACGCACAGACTGTGCGGCTGAACGGATGCTTATCATCGTTTGGTGATAAGCTATCCTCCGAATTCAATTGGTTCATCTGATGTTTCCTCCTTGGTTCGCGCCTTCTGTTCATCGACTGGTTCGACAAATGGCGCTTTTCCTTTGTCGTAGTCGGTCTGCATTGGTTTTATTGTGCGCTTGATCGCGCGGACGGTGTTCGCCACAACCGACGTGAACATCGCCTGCTGCTCTAGCGTCGCGGCGAGGGACACGAACGGTTCGCCTTGCGGTTTGCCTGCGGCGACCCACTGATAAAACTCGTCGCGATATCCGTCGTGCGCCCAAGCGTGGATTGCGTCTGTGCCTGTGACGCGACGCGTAATCTGGCCGTTGTCGATTCGCGCCCAAATGCGTCTGGCGTCCGGATGACCTCCGACGCTCGCGCCCGTGGCGTCGTCTGAGCCTGCTGGCTCCCACCAAGTGATAAATGCTGGTGGCGGTCTCATAGTTCGCACAGACGAATCCGAATCTGCTCAAGCTTGCGGTCGCGCTCTGCGGACTCTGGCTGTCGCATGAGTTCGGCCTTGCGCCTGTTCAGATCGTTGATGATTTTGTTCCTGACGTGAATCGGCGGCAGCGGCTGGCGCTGCTGTTTTCGCCGACCGAATCTGGCTGCATGTTTTTTCCATGTGACAACGGTGTGACGCCAGCTAACCATTTTGACTTTGCCGACGTGCCAGCCGTTGGAATTGTAGTGCGCGAGAAATTCCTCCGGATCGAAATCATGGAATCCGATTCGTTGGGCATACTCGCGTAACTGATCGACTGTAGGTTTTCTCATAGTGTGTATTTCTGTTGCTGCATTTTTTCACGCGCGGCGACCGAACTGAAAAGAGAAAAGAAAAAGCCCCAAAAAAGAAAAGACGCGCGGCGACCGTTTATTAACGTGACGGGGCTTCCACGATCCGCTGCGCGTCACCTTCCGTTTGAGGCTCGGTCTATCTCTGCTCACCGACTGCCGACGTGCTCAGAGTAATTTCTGAGGATTTAATTTCGGACTAAGACCGATACGACTGTCAACAGTTTTTTTTGCTACGGTCACTCGCGTCCCTCTTTCACGCGCTGCACGAACTCTTGCAGCTGCTGCGCGACATTCTCGGCTTCCTTGACGCCTTCGTCCTCGCTGATCTTTGTCACCTCGACCGCCATGTGAGTAAAAAGGGCAGCGCACGCAGCGAACCACACACGTCTGCTCTCTTTGTATTGCGACTGATACTGCTGCACTTGCGGGTTCACTTTTCGCATGAACGCTTCAAACTCGTCGTCGAGATCTATCGGTTGAAAGCTCATAACGTCATCGGCTGATCGTGCGTGAGCGATTCTCGGCGAAGCGTCCACAGTTTGCGTTTGCCGCGTGCGCCTCGTTTCGCCCACGACCAGATTTCGATCCGGAAGTGGCGCGACAGAAGCGCGAACGACGGCGACGCGATTGCTTTCTTCTTGCGTGCGTTGTGATGCGTGTCGGTCGTGGACTGGACGGCGAGCACGCCGAACGCGTCGACGGCCAGCGTGTCGATGAATCCATACAAGTCCTGCGTGAGGAGTGGGCCTCGCCAGCCGCGAGCGGTGGCCGGAAGTTTGCGCTCGCAGTTTGCGACGTGATATCCTCGGTCGCGCAAATGCTTTTGCGTGCGACTGGTCGGACTGCTCATTTCGCCGTCCTTAATCGTTTGAGCACAGGGCACAAATTGAACATGTGCCGACGTGCTGCTTCCTGACGGTTGTGCATCTGGCGTGTTTCCGGCCGGAGCTTGGCATATCGCCGATACAACACCATCGAGTTTTTCAGACTGTGAATGACGCTGCGTTTCTGTTCATCGTTTAGTTCGAGAACGACCGGCTGGCCGTTTTTTCTTTTCACTGCCATGTAGTTTTTCCTCCTTGTTTGGTGGCGCGAGATCGAACAGATCAAGCGCGGTTTTTTTGACTGGTTTGCAGCCGAAGCTGCCGCAAATGATTCCGACCGTCGGAAGCTTATCTGCGTTTGGTGATAAGCTTTCCCGCTGCGGACAGAGCGCATACAGTGCGCCATGACCTTGGCCGAGGACGTAGCCGCATTTGCACGACCACGAATCGGTTTTCCTGCTGTAGATCAGGCTGTGCGTGAGTTCACGCTTCGCCAGTGTTTTCGATGAGTTCTTCGAGGCGTTCATGTAGTTTGGTTTCCAGTGTTGACCGAGCTTGCAAAAACGGAATGCCTTGCTCGACGGCGGCGACCGCCGACTTGATTGCTTTGCGGTGGCAATTGGCAATCACTTCGGCGTCGCCATTATAGGCTGCAATGATATCGTGCTCGATGATCAGTGCCTGCTCGCTCTCTCCGTTGACATTCCGCTGATACGCGGCGTCGAACACGACCATCAGCGACGCGGTGAGTTGCTCGCCGAATTGCCTGCGCGTTCGTTTAGGTTTTTTCTTTTTCACGGGCTATAACGTTTCCGGTGTAACTTATGATTCCTCTCTTGTGCAATTTACGCAGCTCTGGAACAAGCTGCACGATTTCACCGAGTATCCATGACGCCACCCATTGCTGATAACCTTCGGCGATTTCGGCTCGCGTGAGTTTTTCGGTGGCGAATCCAAGCGATGGACCGTTGCGCATGTGGCGCAATAATTCGAGGGCGCGCTGGCGTCGTGTGTTGCTTATCTTCGGCATACTGTTGTCCTCCGCGCGGTGTCGTTAGGGCATCGCAGTTCGTGACTGGCGACGCCGTTTATGACCAGCGCCGCGCATTGCGAACAGCGGACTTTAATTGCGCCGTCACTTCCGGCTGCATGGCTCTGATCGAATCCGCGCCGTTTCAATTTTCTTACTCGGTCGTGCGTTTTGCTCATAATGATCGCGCCTCGTCGAGATAGTATTTCGACTTCTTGAATATGAGAAGCGACCCGAGACTGCGCTCGATGCTGCGCTTCGCATCTTTGCGCGTGCCACGTTTGGCGAGCAAATCTTCCAGCGCCTTGATCGAAAACGACAGACAGGCGGTGGCGACTTCCTCTCCGTAATCGCGCCGGACATTGGCGATTGCCAGACCTTCGTTGGTGACGGCGCGTGTAAGTTTTCGCGCCAGCCGATAGCCGTCGATCGAGTCAGGATCGCGCTCCATCAGCTCGGTATACTGGTCGAGGATGTATTCGACCGAGTGCATCCGATCTTTCAGAGCGCGGACATGCTCGCCGCGTTCTTCGGCGGATCGCCTGTTAATCGCTGTGAAACCGCCGTCCTTGATCTCGTCGGCAATTGCGCGGTCAAGCGCCTCGTCCGCCGCGATGCGCTCGGGACAGACGCGCTTGGCGCGACACCACTGGCACTGGATGCCGCCTGCGATCCGGCGCTGATCCGGCTGCTGGATTACTTGCACGCCTCGGCGCACAATTTCCAGCAGATCGTCGGATTGCTTGCGGCTGTAGACTCTCGCCTCCCACAGGCTGTCCGGATGGTGCGGATGTATCAGCGCGGCGACGACTTCCAGCGCGTCATAATGCTCGGCGAGCAATGCTGCTTCGCTGCGGATTTGCCAATTTATTCCGACAGGCGGCGGCGTGACCCAACCGGTCTTGTCGTCGATCACCAGCAGTCGGCGTTCGTTAGGCTGCCAGTCGTGGCGATCGATACGCGCCGACCACAGATGATTCAGATCGGCGTCGACGTCCCAGTGGCGTTCTTCAAACTCGATGATCGCGCCCTCGAATCCGTATTCGTGGACGATCTCGCTCTCTGCGTAGGCAATGCGCGAGGCGGTTTTTTCTTCGTTCTCTGCGAGATCGGAGAAGTCGCCAGCGGCCAGCGCGTCGTGGATTCTTTTGCCACGCGCGGCGACGGCCGTGTCGTCCTCGTTAGGCATTCTCTGGCAGAGTGCCCTCTTACCTGGGCAGCGGAACTCGGAGTCGAATCCGCTGGCGCTCGGCAGGCCTTCGGACTCAATGTCGTGCGGATTTATTTTTTCGGGACGGCTGCGCTTTGCTCGCTTCGGCATGTTTCCTCCTTTCGTCTGTTATGATTTTGTGCGTGCGGACTGCGTTGCGAAACACGCTGACAATTTCCAGCGTGGTCGGATACGCGCTCATCAGGACTCGCACAGGCGTAATGATGAGATCGTCGCAGACATTGCAGCAAGTGCCGTCGGTGATGATCGGCGACGCGCTGCACATTTGGTGTCGTTCAAGATTTTCTCGACCGCAGAATTCGCAGTTCATCGCGCCCCCTCCCATTTGTGATGTCGTTGCCAATTTAATTCCGCTTCGGCAATGATGCGTTCGACGAAGGAATGGAACAACGAATGATTGTGATAAAGCCACCAAAGTTCGTCGACGGTGACGTTGTCCGGCAATAGTGGGCGCGGAGGCGACGGCATGCCCATGAGATCTTTGCTAATGCGTTCGCTCATCGCGCCTCCTCTCGTTTGCGCCGTCGCGGTTTCTTTTTGCTGCCATGTAGTTTTTCCTCCTTGTTAGGCCAATTCCAGTTCAGATGCCAGTGCGCTCCGGCGTGGCCTTTTTCGCCTAGGCACTGCAATTTTTCTCGACGCAGCTCATCGGTGACGATCGTTGTCGATGGACAGAGTTTGCTGCTCAACAGGTCTGGATGCGCTTCGACTGGCTCGACGGTGAGGTATGTCGCCTCCGGCCATTGTGCGCGTAGTTTCTCGACCGAATCGTAGACGAGCAGAAATCCGACCGACTCGTCCATCGGCGCGATGCGCTGCGGCATCGGCGTCAAGGCGGTGATTTTGTCCCACCGTTGCAGGATCATCACGATGTATTTCAGCTCAGCCATTCGCGGTTCTCCTTTCGCCACTGGCGTATTTCCTCGATCATGCGCTTGAATGTTTCCCACGCGGTGTCGTTCATCGCTAATAGGTGATGAATGATCGACGCCATGATGAGGCCGATGCGGTCGTGATCGTCCTCGCTGATTTTGCCGTCCATGTAAAGGTCGCGTAACTCCTGACAGTGACGCTGGACGGTTGCGACTCGCTCTGCTTGCAATTGTGCTTCTGTTTTCATTTTTTCTTCCTCCATTTTTTGCGATCCGGACACGTTGCGAAGTGCGACACGTAAAGCAGTTCGCCGTCGGCGCGGAATTTTTCGAGTGCTTGGTTGGTCTGATACATGGCAATCGGCGGCAGATGTTCGCGCTCGCCGAGCATGATGTTTCCCTCTTTGGTTGGAGTGGCGTCGAGCGGCATGCGCGATCCTGTGATCGTTACCGACCACAGGACCGACGCGCCACACGACCGGCATTTGTCGTGTTTGCTAGCCATTGTCGATTTCCTCCGCTGCGAGGCATAGCGCGGCGTCGAGCAACAAAGTATCTTCCTCCCATGTGCCTTTGTATGGTTTCGCCTGCCAGTTCTCGATCCACCATTCAAGCGACGCGCGGCTCAATTTGCCGAGCGGTGTGCCTTCTTTTTCGCCGAAATGGATTTTGACTCTGCGCCAATCATCGATGCCGTGCTGGCCGAGGAAATCGCGCGGCTTGCCGCCTTGCGAGAACTTGCGACGCGCCGGACGCTGCTGTTCTGCGGCTGGCGGCGTGGCTTTCGCTTTGCCGTTGACGCTCGGTTCGCGCTCCGGTGTGCCGCTGTCGAACGGAGATTTTTCCTGCGGCTTTTCCTGCGGCTTGTTAGGCTTTTCTTCGTCGGCCTGCTGCGCCTTCCATGCCGAGAGCAAACCTTGCTTCGATCTGTCGTCGAGGCACCGGCGCAAAATACCTGGCTTGATCGCGCCGACTGTTTTCGTGCGACCGTCGATGAGTTTTTTATCCTGCAAGAGGCGAAGCAAAAATCCCTCCGGTATATTGTGCTCCGACAGGAACGTGGACAGCTCAAGCAGATCGGCGGTTGCGGTGCTGGTTTCTGCTGCTGTGGTTTCCTCATACGCCTTGGTGCGGCGGTGGCCTTGCGTAGGCGACGACGAGGCGATGACGACGGAGTCAGTATCTTCGTCCGCTGTGAGGATGCCGAACGAATTTACAAACGCGTATCGCTTGGCGAACGTGAGCGCGGCCGCGAATTTCTGCGCGTCGCTCATGTATGCCTCAGGATCAATCGGGACGAGGAACGACGAGCGTTCGGAATGTCCGGCATTGTGCGTGACGATGCAGAACGCTTCGACCGAGCGGCCTTCGATTTTCGCGTCGGTGCGATAATTAAAGCCGTGCTCTTTCAGCAGGTCTTTCACCTGCGTGACGATGCTGTCCAGCGGCGCGTAACGATAGCGGACGCTCTTGCCGTCTTTGTTCATTACCTCCTTCGCCTTTTTGATGATCGGACACGCTGCTTGGAACGCGGCGAGCGCGACGTGAAACTGGTCACGCGCCCACTCCGACTTTAGCTGCGTGCGCATCGCTAGAAGTTTTTCCATCGTTTCGACGTTGACGTTTTTGTCGATTGCCTGCGCGATCAGCAAGTGAACGTCTTTCGCATCGCCACTCAACGGAGCAGCGACGGTTTCTTTGACTGCGGTTTGTTTCTTTGCCATAGTAGTTTTCCTCCTTAGTGGCTGGCGGGGCAGACTTGGCTGCGCCGCCAGCCTGTTTTTAGCTTGTGGTTCGTTGTGTGCTCAACAGCCACGATTCGACATCGCGGACATTGACATAGTAACGCGCCTTCTCGGCGCTGCTGCTTCTGATTGACGGAATGAGACCTTCACGGATCGCCTTTCTGATGCTGGCGACCGGCGCCCACGGATACTTATTTTTTATTTCCGCGAGCGCTTTGCTTTGCAGGACTCGTCCGTCCGACTGGTTTTGTTTTTTTGCCATTGCTGGCCTCCTTCGGTTGTGCTGCCGGAATTACTTTCGCTGACAATCCGGCTGCGATTCGTTGGCCGCACAGATAGACGCGCCTCTGGTCGGCGCTTGACAGGCCCTCGAGGACTTCGTCCATCTTGCTGCGTGTTTTTTCCTTGCTGTGTAGCTGCGCCCAATCACGGGCGCGCTCTACGACTTGCTCATTGGTTAATGCCATAAATGCGTTTAGATTCGTTTTGTTTGGTGGTTGGCTATGGTCCCACAGGATCGCTCCAGAAAACGTGATATACGCGATTCTGGCGCGATTGTGGGGCATTCTAGTGCCGATCTTTGATCGGTTTATTCGCTGTATCAGAGTCCGACAGATTCTACGATTTTGACTCTGAGCAGATCACGGAGTCGCTCGCGTTGCGCCGTGCCGAATGAATCGTTGTCGAGCGCGTGCAGAATATTCTCGAGCGGAACGGCGTCGAGGATTTCTTTTTTGAGCGCGTCGGCATCGTGGTCGCTGCCGAGTATATGTGCGAGCGCTTCGGCAAGCTGGCGCAAACCGAGACTGTCGATTCGCTGCTTCGCTGTCATGCGAGCGTTCGCCTCTTCGTCGGCAGCTTCTGCGAGTGCGTCACGCCTTGATTGCCATCGCGCTTTCATCGCATCGGATAATTTTTTTCGGCCTTCTGGTGTCAGATGGTCGCCGCCGCCTTGTCTTGCGGTTTCCCAGCGTCGTGTTGCTGCGATGGATAATTTCTGGCGTGTCTCCGGCGAGAAATATCTCTGCTTGCCTGAATATCCGTAATGCAGGACAGCAACGTCTGTGGCGTCTACGCGACGCTGAAACACCAGACGGTCTTCGATGCCGCCAAGATAATACTCGCCTTCGTCTTCGCCTTCCCTCGGTTCGTGTTGATGCACCCATTGGTCGCCGACTTGTATGCACCACGGCCACCGACTGTCATTGCCGTCTTTTCTGATTTCCACTACGGGTTTTTCTTTATCTTCCATGCTTTCCTCCTTGGTTTGTGTTTTTATGTTTGAAAAGCCCTCTGATGCGTAAAAACGTTCGCAAAAAAAGGGGCGACAGACGACCGAACGCTGGTCTGTCAGCAGCGGTGCGGGAAGCTTATCTGCGTTTGGTGATAAGCTTTCCCAGTGGTGTTTATCGGTTGAACGTGCCGTAGCTACGCGGCATGGTGCGCACGTCGTAGCCGCCACCGAACTGGTTCGGGCGCGACTGCCATTGCAGACCTTGCGGTCCATAGGCATCGTAGCCTCCACCGAACGGATTTGGTCGCACGTTCACAGTCCCACCGTTGGGATACTGGATGTTGTAACCTCCTCCGAACTGGTTCGGTCTGACTTGAATTGTGCTCTGTGCTTGCGCTGCGAGCGCGATGCAGCAGAACACGAATCCGATGATCAGTTTTTTCATGGTTCCTCCTTGGTTTGTGGAGCGTGATTGCTCCGAGAGTGCGTCGCGGTTTGTTAGGCCGGACGCACGTTGCGGAACACTCAGATTTCCAGCGCCTCGTCGAGGCTGTTGTCGTTGAATATCGACACGCGTTTCAGACGCGCCCTGACTTTGGCGCACGCCTTTTCCTCGACGGTGTCTGCTGCCCACACGATCTTCTGAATCGAATGCGCTCCGCCTGCGCGGTGGCAACGGCCAAGCGCCTGTTTCAAATCGATGCCGCTGAACGTGGGACTGATAAGAACGAGGCGCGGACGGCTGGTCGCCGTGCCGTGCAATGAGATTCCGAGGCCGCCTGCTTTCATGTTCATCAAAATGAACTGCTGACGGTCGGCGTTGAAATCATCGATCAGTTCCTGCCGGAACACGTCTTTGATTGCGCCAGTGATCAGATTCGTCGCCTGCCCTCCGAGTTTCTTCGACCATAGCTGCGCGTTTATCGACTGATCGAAATTCAGAACGACGACGACCGACATGCCTTCGGCTAAACCGTCTTGCGCCATTTGAATGAGCGACGGAACTTTCAACAGTTCGACCTGCTGGCGAGCGCGAAGCATGATCGTCAACGCGCTGGCTTTCGCCGCTGCGCTGTCTTTCGCTGCACGCTCTCGAAGCTTGGCGAGTTCTTCGTGCATGGCACGATAGATCGACTCGATCTTGTCCGCGTCGTCCATCTCGTATGCCTCCGAAATGATCTGCGTCTGCGGGAAGCGTTCGCCGAGTTCGGCTACACGGATGCGACTGCCATGCATCGGAAAAATGCGATTGTGAATCAGCGACAGCATTCGCTGGCCGCCGACGTATTCCAGACCGAACCTGCCTTTGCGAACGCCATGCGACAACATCCATCCGTAGAATTGCGACGGATGCGGGAACAGATGCGTGAGCAGGCCGACGAACTTCATGTGCATCGGATTGTCGACGGCGGTCGCCGAGAGCGCGAGAACGCGCCACCTCGCTTCGACCGCTGCGACTCCGACGGCGCACGTCAGCGTCCGGTAATCTTTCAGACGGTGACACTCATCGAACACAAGCAGGCGGCTGGCCAGCGACTGGCAAAAGTGAAACGTCTTGATGATTCGCTTCACGCCTTGCTTTTGCGTCCAGTATCCCCACTCGGTTGTGCCGCGACGGAGCAATTCGTAATTGATCGCAACGCATCGCACGCCGAAAAGTTTCGCCATGCGCCTCCACGGCGGCAGGACGTTTTTCGGACAGGCGACGAACAGATCGCGCTCGAGGATGTAAGCGACTGCACAGGCGACGGCTGTTTTGCCTGTGCCTGTGTCGCTGGCATCGAGTGCGCCTCGATACGAATCGATCGCCGACACAAGCTGCCGAATCGACGGAAGCTGAAACGAAAAATCGTTTCCGGAGTCGATGCGAATCTGCTCGTAGATTGCGACCACTTCGGCGAAGCGTTCTTCATGCTCCGGCGACAGCCAGACTTGTTCTTCGATTGGCAGCGCGGTCATAACAACATCCCTCGGACGTCCGACCAATCCTCGGCGGACATTCTTTCGGGGCACAGCGCGTGCGTTTCCGCCACGACGTGCGGATGCAGCAGGACTGTTCCTGCCTCTGTCCGGTCGCAATCGTATCCGGAGGCTTTTTTGATCACCCACAGCGGATTGCGAACGGCGAGAACGTTGTCGACGGTGCGGATTACGACCGACGACTTGTCGTCTGCCGTGCATGTTCGACCGATTGGCTGACTGTATTGCTTCTGAATCTTGCCAAGGTCGGCGTGCTCGATTTTGCCAATGATGAACGGGCAGACTTGCATCGCATACATCGTGCAGTCCAAGTGCGCTGCTGGCTCGAAATAGGCGTTCGTTTCTGCGGCTTTGGGGCCGCCGACAAAGAACATCCATTTGCCGAGCGGCTTGGCGCACAGCTGGCAACGACGATACTCGATCACGAACAGGCGCGACGCCTCGTCGGTGACTCTGAAATCAGGATCACCATCCGGCTTGATCAGCGCGATGAACGGAATCGGCAGACCGCGCCACATCGGGCGCGAGATTAGATGCGGCGGAATCGGGACGGTGACTTTATTCATGGTTCGTCTTCTCCTTCATCGGTGACATCGACCGTCCAACCGTCTTTTTCTAATTGGCGGACAAGCTTATCACGTTCTCTGGTGGTTTTGACTTCGCGTTGAATGGTTAGTGTGAGGATTCTCATTGCGCCTCCTCCGCGCCTGAGGCTGTGCCGAACGGTGTGCCGTGGCTGCTTCCCATCGGGAAGTCGAGATCGTAAGACTCATTGATCTTGCGACACTCGTCTTGCACGACTGGATGCCAGATGCCAGCAATCGGCGACAGCGCTTTGTAGTTATCTCGCGCCCACTGGCGAAAGATTTTTTCCTGCTCTGGTGTCAGGTCTTGAAACAGTTTCATTTTTCTCTCCTTGGTTGGTTTGGTTGTGTGTATTTCTGGTCTAGCAGCGGTCTGAGAACGGCTCGCGCCGCGCTCAGGATTGCGCTAGAATCGTTTTTCTGGTCGGTTGGCTATGGTCGGGCAGGTCTGCCAAACAAAACGATTCTAACGCGATTCTGGCGCGTTTAGCGTGCGTCCGCCTACGCTGTCCCGACTGTGGGCGATGGCATCGCACAGGCGGTCGTTCGATCAGCGGACGCACGAAATAAAAACGCTTATTCTTTTTGCTCGGTGACGGTGACGACGTAGGCGCGTCCGAGCGACAGATCGCGCGCCACATTTTCGGTGATTACATCGCCGACGTGATACTCGTCACGGCGCGACATGGTCGACACAGCGACTGCGCCGACCAGCTTCGCAATGCGAAACGTCCGAGTCTTTTTGTCGGACGCGCCGTCGGTGCGACTCTGCTGTGCGAGGATGATTTGGACGGTGTTTTTCATGTATGTATTTTTCTCCGGTTGCTTGCCTGCTTCATTGCAAACAAGAACGATGCGGCGAACGGTTTTGCTAGGCGCGTTCGCCGCACGAGTTCTTCCCTGCTATTTCGCCTGCGGCTTGTCGCCGCCGATCCAGCCTTTGACCAGATCCATCACACGCCGACGCTGCGGCGGTGCGAAGCGGTTAATCCATTGCGTCCACTTTTTGTAGACTTGATCCTCCCACGGCACTTCGGTCTTGCGTGGCTTTTTCTTGGTGGGAGTTTTCGATGCGGCTTTGCCGAGCTTCGACTTGCCGCTGATCACATCCTCCAGTCCGCCGGACTTGCGAACTTTCTCGGCCTGCTCGCCTTTGCGCTGGCTGACGCCAGCGGTCTTGGCGACTTGAGCAGCGACGCTGCCCTTGCCGTCCAGTTTCGCTTTGCCTTTGAACGTGCCAGCTTTCGACTGGCGCTCTTTCGCATCTTTTTCCAGAGCGGGGCCACGCATCTTGGATACGATTGCGACGCGCTGGTCGTCGCTCATGTGCCGTCGGAACAGATTGCGCGACATGATTTCATTCGCAATTTGTTCTTCGGTGCCGTCGAAAATTTCGAACTTGTCGTCCGGAACTTCGACGTCTGCCTCGTATGCTAATTTCCAGCGCGTTGCGCCGTCGAGGATTGTGCTACGATCTTTGGTGACAAGGATCGGAACTTTGATGCCATTCTGCTTGATATCCTCTCGCATTTCATCGAGTTCGCTCTTAGGCATCGGAGCGATCTGGCCGAACATTCGGCACAGCGGATGTATCTGCATCACTTTTTGGGATTTAGCCATTTTGTGATTTACCTCCTATGGTTTGTCGTTTGTATGTGGGTTCTCTGCTCATCAGTGCAGGCGCGAACCGTTTGACGCCTACAGATTGCGCGAAGCTTATCTGCATTTGGTGATAAGCTTCAAGCGCAATTTCGCAAATCAAATTTTTGGCTACTGCTGCATGGCGGCGATGGTTTCCGGCGACGGCTTTTTTATTCGCCGCCACACGGATTGTGCGACGGTCTCATTCCGTTTCTCGGCGAAGTGGAACATCGTTTGCAGACGCGCCTTGCTGGCCATGATCTTCGTCTGCGCTTTGTCGAGTTCCAAGCGTTCGCGTTGAATGAACTCGATCGAGTTGCGGTCTTGTTTGGTGCGGAACGTGGACTCGACCGACATTAGTTTGATCATCGCCGCTTCGAGCGAACGCTCGGCTTTGATGATTGCTTCGAGTGCTGATTTCATTACTGCTTCCTCCTTGGTGGTTGTGTGTGTGTTTTTCTGACGACGCATGGATGCGAACGAGCCGCACCGATGACGGTATATTTTTTGCCTGTCTCGCGCTCACGAATCATCAAAGCGATTCGTTGCTTGAAGTCGGCAACCGACTCTGGCTGTGTGTATGTGTTTTTCATGGATTACTCCGCACGCCCGACAGCCACAGGCGCTGTCGGGCGGTTCGGAACGATCACAGACTGATTGTCGGGCAGTCGACGACCAGACCGCCGCAGTATTCACATTGCGACGTGACCAATCGTTCGCCTGCTCGACCGGATGGACGCGCGGCAATATCGCGGAAGCGATGCCGACGCGTTTGCCACTTGAATTTCGGCTCTGGCGCGTTCGGACAGATCGCCGTGCTATTCCATCCGCCGACGGCAATGATGGTTTTTTGCTGCTTTTGCAATTTGCGAAGCGTGGCTGCAAGATGGTGTCTGCCGACTCGATCCATCGCTGTCGCTGCTTCGGCCAACGTGTATAACGGATGTTTCGTTTTCTTTTTCATCGATAGGTTTGCCTGTAGCCTCCGTGTGTGGTGGTTAGGCCGACCAGCTTCGGCTGTTCGCCATTCGGCCATACTGGTGCGCCGCGCTTGAAGTCTGTCGGCTCGACAAACGACATGCTGGAATACACCAGCAATTGCGACGGCTTGGACGCGGCAGGGACTTCGGTCTGCGCAAGGCGAATTGCCATTGCAGGGACTTTGTCGACGCCGAAACCGTGTTCGCACACGGCGATGTAATAAGGTTTCTCGGTGTAATAAGTGACGAG